TGCGGGCAGGTTGGGATCGACGACTCCGGGCATATGTGGCCTCCTAGACGATTCGCAGTTCTTGTTGTTCGCCGATCAGCTTGATGATCGGGTACTCACGCACGATATAGTAGCCCACAGCATCAGACAAGTGGGTGAGGTGGGGGTCGCTCTGCTTGTCGATTTCACCACTGCCGCCCTCGAGCACTCGCACACCTTCCAAGTCACGCACGACATGGGGGGCTCGCCTGGCGTCGACCATCATGCGCACCAGGCCCGTCGCCGATTGGAACCGAGTGTTCATGCTGTTGACGCGCACACGCTCGGCAGGGTTGGACTTGGGCACTCGGAAGAACAGGCGCTGCCCGAAGGTCGGCCGCAGCTCCTGTGCGATGATGTCCCAGTCACTGCCCTGGAGCTTGGCAGTGCCCTTCGCACCACCCGTCGCGTCACCATACGCGAACACCTTGCCCAGGTGGCCACCCCAGTCCTGCACCAACTTGCGGCACACGGCCGGGGTGTTGCTGTTCCTGGGGATGTGAACCTCGCCAATGACGCCAGTCCCAATGACCGGCTCACCATCGGCCAGGAATACGCCCGGGAGCACCTGCTCCTGGCAGACAACGGCGACGCCTGGACTCACGTTGAAGTCGAAGCAAATGATGAGCGGCTGCACGGGGTCATACGTGAGCGCACGGCAATGGATCTTCTCGTCGAACGTGTAGTAGGCCCGGCCCTGGAAGTGGATGAAGCTGCCCTCGTACTCCTGCTGGAAGGACAGCTCGTCCAGATCGCGCCTGGCAGCTTCCACTTCCGCTGCGGGCAGGATGTCAGCACTCTTCCAATGGAACGCATCCCACTCCCCTGTGTCGTCGGCCTGGGCATTCTTGAAAATGTCGTAGTAGTGGTTGCGCCCTTCCGGCACGCCGATGAGCCAGCACCAGCCACCGCGGTCGGACAGGGCAGGACGCACGTGCAACGTCCAGGTGCGGGCCTTCATGTTGCCATACTCGTCGAGGATGCCGCCATCCCAGGGCGTGCCCTCGATGCGCTCGGGCTTGTCCATGCCAATGACATGGATCTCGGCTCCGGTGATCAGCTTGATGATGAGCTGGCTCTCGCTGATGGACAGGATCAGGTCGTCGGGCACCAGACGCTTCAGGTCATCCCAGTAAATGCGCTTGGCTTGATCCCGCGTAGGGGCTGCTGCGAAGAAGAACCAGCTATCGTACTGGGGGCGCTCCTCGTGGGCGACTACGGCCCGGCGCACCAGATACCGCTTCGCGAGCTCTGTCTTGCCACTACGACGCCCAGCCGGCACGACCCTGAACCGGGCCTTCGAACGCCACAGACGGCGCTGCTCGTCATGCGGGCGGAGCGCCGTCCAGCGGTTGGGTAGGGCTGGGTTCAGTGCCAGGTTCACTCGGTCTCCACGAAGCTCATGTTGTGGTAGATGCGCTGCTGCATGTACCCGAGCCAGCCCAGAGCCTCGGCCGGGTTGTCAATGAAGCCGTCCGTCCAGCCGTTGCCCGCGTTGCTGTCGTCCTTGCCCCGCACGATGAAGCCCATGCTGGTGATGTCGCCCGCCTTGGCCCGCTCCAGCAGATCCTCCAGCACCATGATGAGGTCTGCGCTGGGCTCGTTCTTGGGCATGTGCAAGATGAGTGCCATATCAGTTCTCCAAGTTGTGAATGTAGACAGGAGCGCAGCGCGGGCCTTCGTCCTGGTATTCGGGCTGGCAGTAGCAACCCGGAGTGAGGGTGTGATGGCCCACCAAAAGACCATCCCGGGTAGAAGGTGCCACGTGGACCTCCATCAAGCGTCCCACGGGATCCTTTATCTCGAACACGCCCCACGACATACGCTACTCCACCAGACTCTTGAGAAAGTGGTAGTCCAGCGTCTGCCCTGTCTTCACTGACTGGTCGGGCTGCACGTCATTCTGTTCCCAGAGGTAGCGGCCACTGCGGTACTGGCTCGGCAGGATGAACTTGGACATGGTCTTCATGGGCCACTTGAACTCGATGAGCTGGCGCAGACTGAAGTAGCTCTGCATCCAATCCGAGGGCACAGCGCGCCCGTCCAGGGTGTAGTCATCGAGGAACATCCGGGCGCGTTCCAAGGACTCGGTAGCCTCCAGCGGGTGCGCCAGCTCGTGCCGGTAGAACAGGCCCTGGATGTCAGGGTTGGCTGGGTAGCGGTCGCGCAGGAACTTCATGGGTGCCTGCCCCATCGTGGTGAGGCAGCAGAGCAGCATGGTGCTGTGCTCGTCGTACCAGGCAGCGGCGTACACCCTGCCCAGGGCGAACGCGGTGTCCACGCACATGAGCATCGGGCGCAGCCAGAAGCGCAGCTGCTTGGCAATCAGCCCGCACTGCGTCAGCTTCAGCACATCTGCACCGAACTCCAGGAACGCCAGCGTCTGGATCAGGTCACAGCCGAAGCTCATCCACCCCAGCAGGTAGCCCCTGTCCGGGCGCGTTGTCTTGGTCGGGTGCTTGAAGGTCAGGATAGGTGTGCCGAGCAGCGTGTTGATCCAGATGTCGCGCAACTGGCTGTACTCCTGGGCAGTCAGCCCGGTGTGCAGGTGCCGCTGCCAGATGCCGTACAGCATCCCCGCCAGCTGGTCGCCGCTCAAGTTGTCGCTGCCTGCGTCCATAGCTGGGTCCTGGTACCTGGCGAACGTGCCCACCCTCCAGAACTTCTTGAGCTCGGCCCAGTGGTCGTCCGACATGGTGGCAGCGTACAGCAAGCCGATGAACTTGGGTCCGTCACCGCTCATGGCGTAGGCCTGCACGTTCACCGGGCCTGGCGGCACGGTGGACTCCGAGAACAGGGACGGGTCGAACACCCAGCTCGGACGCCAGATGCGGAAGAGCCCGATGAGGGGCAGCTTCAGGATGGTGAGCAGCAGCTGAACGATGATCCAGACCCAGAACTTGAACGTCATGACAGATCCTCCTCGTCGTCGGGGGCACTGGTGAAGCCCTCGATGGTTGTTTCCTTGCGGGGATACAGGCCCGGCAGCCGCACGCAGTCGAACGGCCCTTCCTTGTCGAAGTCACCGCGCCCAAGACGCACCAGAACTGGCGTGGGGTCCGCTTCGGGGTGACTGCTCATCAGCTCCTCCAGAGTCCGTCGAAGTAGCAGCCAGTGTACCACGCGGCCAGGAGGCCCATTCCCCATTGCCCGGTCACACAGGTCTCGTAGAGCCAGCTTGGCGCAGCGAGGAGCCCCACAAAGCACGCCACCTGTCTCGCTGTGACGCGCCTGTCCATGAGCCACCAGGCCAAGTCTCGCCGGGTCAGCAGCCAGATGATGAGCATGCCCGTGATGAAGATGATTGCCTGGTTCATTGGGGCTCCCTTGGTTCGGTCTTGCCTGTGATGGACCAGACCAGCACTGCGGCCCAGATGAGGTTCAGCCAGCCAAGCAGAAAGGTCATGAACAGAATGAGGTGCCGGCGATGGTGATGACGCCAATACCCGATGATGGCCGGCAGAGGCCAGGTGGCCACCAAGAGCCACTGCAAGATTGGGTTGTCCCCTGTAGCCCATGTGACAAGCATCGCGAGCATGTCTACTCCTCGTCTGGTGACGACATGGCGTCCATCGCTTTGGACGCCTCGCGCAGCCGCTTGACCAGTTCCTCGGGCGTGCTGCTCTTGGCACCCCCAGTGTTGGCCAGAGCCATGCTGTCGGCCCAGGCGCTCAACAGTGCGACAGCATTGCGCCCTTCGCCCAGGGTGATGTCCCCCTTGAACACCTGATCGGCGACTGCCTGCATTGCCGCTGGCACGTCACCCAGGGTTTCGATCTTGGGCACCTTGATCTGGATGGTTGATTCCCGCTTGGCGGGCATGAGACGCTCGGCACAGAGCTTGAGGCAGGTGGGGCAGCCTAGCAGGGCGCGCTCGATCATGACCCGGATCAGGAGCTTGCCCTGTCCAGCGAGGAGCTCCTCTGCCATGATGGTCGCCCTGTGCTTGCTGCCCCTGGGCATCTTGGTGATGGGTGCGAGGGCTGTCCGGAAGCCGAACTTCTTTTCCATGTCGCTCGGCTTGCCGCTTCTGGGTCTGGTCCCCGGCTCCGGCGCGTAGCCCTCATCCTCTTCGAGCTGGACGCCCTTCCCCTTCAGCTTCACCTTGGCCTCGAACTGCTTGCGCAGGGCTTTGTCCTCTGGGGAGGCTGGCCTGTCCACCCTGGCCGCTGTCCGTACCTCCTGCAACTGATCACGTGCCTCCGCCGTTGGTGACGCAGGTACTGCCCCCGGTGCGCTCATACGCTTCCTGGGTGGGGGTGTGGCCACAGTCGATGGTGTCTTCTGTCGGTAGTAGCTCATGACAGAGACAACTACCGGATCATCCTCGGTGAGACAAGAGCGTTGCGCACTGTGGCTTCCGACCTTGTCTGGTGTCCTTGCTGTCAGCTGGTGTCGACTGGTGTGACACTGCCCTGCTCTGGCTGGCTGTCCTGTGCTGATCGAGGCCCAGGCTTCACCCTGGTGTGCCCCTCCTCACTGCGGATTTCCTTTCCCATGCTTGCCCACTGGTGATCCCGGGTTTTCGTGCGGATCTGGGGTTCTTCCTCGGCAGTTGCCGCACGTTGCCGCAAGATTTTTTCGTAAGTGCCTGTTCTGTTAGGAAAAGAATTTTCTACAAATGCCTCCAGACCCCTTGTAATGCGTCTTGCACGGCTTTATATATGGGGTGCGGCCGAACGAGGCCGCCGGGAACTGACAAGAGAGGCCCTCAAGGGGCACCGGGGTAGGAAGGAAGCGGCACCACAAGGCCCAGCGGCCTACCCCCAACAACCGAGAGCACAGGCTGGGTAGCCTTCCTGCCTCGTACAACAAAGCCGAAACACCCGCCTCACTGGTGGGTGTCGCTCATGCAAGGTTGCATGGGCCTGACGATGGCAACCAACATTCACCACAAAGGAGCTTACGATGGCCATTCACAACTGCGTGTACATCAACGAACTGCCCGACGGCACCGAGACTCGGATCGAAACTACCTACCACAACAAGAAGGCCGCGATGGAGTCTGCCAAGTTGGCCATCGCCGCCCGCCGCTACACTATCGTCTACGTCATCCCTATGCACTGGGTGGCCGACATGCTTCTGTCCGTCACCACCGCCAAGTGGATCACGTTTAGCCTGACCAACCCCAACGGCAAGCTGCAGAGCTAGGAGGCACAACATGACCGCCAAGCACAAGTTCACCGCCACCTTCTCGACTGGGGAGATCATCACCCGCAGCTCGCACAACCCGTACACGCATGCCTACTACGTCGAGTGCGACCGGGCTGACTCCCCGATGCGCTACAGCATCTCGGGCTTCAGCAGCTCACGGTCAAACGCCGAGAAGGCCGCCCGCATGTCCCTGAACCAGCTCACCGGACGCCGCGACTTCAACGAGGTCTGCAACCCCCGTGGCTCCCGTCCATCGACCTGGCGCAACTGGGCGAACAAGACCATCCGTGACCTGGGTGGTAAGGCTGCCTGGGAACAGCTCATCATCGCCCGCGAGCAGGGCGCCATGCTGGAAATCGTCGAGGTCACGCAGATCAAGTAAGCCGAAACAGGGGCATGTGCCCCTGTCTGGCCGGGCGGGTCCCGGTCACTGATGAGGCAACCAACATCAACAAGGAGCAGATCATGAGCAGACAACCGCGCCCGAGCAAGTACCAAGTGCAGCACCGAGGCACCAGCGGCGGCCCGAAGTTCTCCAGCCTTTGGGAAGCCCTGCGCTACATCGCGCACTGCCTCAAGCACGGCAACGACAGCATGACCATCAACAAGCTGGAGGCGTAAGATGTGGCGCGTTCGTAGAGAGCTGGCGGCCCGTTGGTTCTGTCTGCGCATTCACCTGCGCCAGTGCGCCCACCACTGGGCGTTCATCTTCAACCAGAAGTTCAGGAGGGGGACAGTATGAAGTGGGAAGACATCAAGGGCCTGGCAGTCCACGGCTGCCTCTCGTTTGCCAAGACCACCGGCTTCGACATGGACGAGCTGTTGAGCGAGGCGCAGGTCGCCTACATGAAAACGTACACCCAGTGGGAGCGCAACCGCGAAGCCAAGTTCAGCACGCTCTTCGTAACCACCCTGCGCAACCACCTCACGGACTACTGCTACAACGAGGGCAACCGCCGCAAGCCGCTCACCATGTCCGAGGAGCTGATGGACTACCACCAGACCAGCGGCGGCGACTCGACGGCGCATCAGGCCATGTTCAACCTGACCCTGCAGCGAATGAGCCACGAGGCACAGATCGTTGTGCGCATCGTCTTCAACACCCCCGCCGAGGTCTTCGCGTCGATGGCCGATGCCAGGAAGGGCCGCACCATCCTGCACCCCATCGCCAAGCACCTCAAGCGCACCCTGGGCTGGTCGCGCAAAAAGAGCACGGCCGTGTTCGAGGAAGTTCGCACTGCCTTGCAGGCGTCAGCGTAACATCAAGGAGGAGGACAACATGACCATCGAACGAATGCGACTCAACCCCAAGCCCAGGCCGCACAAGAAGCGGGTGACCCCCGATGAAGTCCGCGCCTGGGCACTGCGCAACGGCTGGACACAGGACGCCTGGGGACACCTGCACAAAGACCTCACCGCGGACAGCGGCGTGCGCCCTGGGCACTACCGCATCAAGCTGTCCAAGATCATGGCCAGGGTGGAGCGGCAGTACCGCAGCAACCTCGACAACTCCCTGCACTGGTTGCGTACCGTCAGCGGCTATTACAGCGCCATGTACATCGACAAGAACGACCAGCTCATCGGGCTGGTGAGGTAACAACATGAGCATGATCATCATACAGGCCATGGACATCGCCCTGCGCGCCCATGACGGACAGAAGCGCAAGTACACGCAGGAGCCCTACATCGTGCATCCCTTCGCCGTAGCTGGCCTGGTGGCCTCCACCGGGGCGGACGACTACAGCATCGCAGCCGCGCTCCTGCACGACGTGGTGGAGGACTGCGGGGTCGATCCCTGCTACCTCGCAGCAACCTTTGGCTCGCGAGTGACTGACCTCGTCATGGCCGTCACCGACGTGTCCAAGCCAACCGACGGCAACCGAGCCGTCCGCAAGCGCCTGGACTTGGAGCACTTGGCTCTGGCCTCGCCCCAGGCGCAGACGATCAAACTGGCCGACCTGATCGACAACACAAAGACCATCATCGCCTTCGATCCGGCCTTCGCCCAGACCTACTTGGAGGAGAAGCGGGCACTGCTTGAAGTGCTCAAGCGCGGGCACGTGGGGCTCTGGAGCATTGCACGGACGCTGGCAAGGTAAGCCGAAACAGGGGGTGCGCCCCCTGTCGCTAGGAGCTTGGGTCTCCTGGCCTGATGAGGCACCCAACATCAACCAAGGAGCAAGACATGAAGGCCGAACAGCAAGAACAAGTCGCGCGCATCATCGAGCAGATCAAGAACAACGACGAGTTCGCCATCGGCGCGCTCATGACCCTCTACCATCGCCAGGAGGAGGACGAGAAGTACATGCAGACGACCTCCCACCAGAACGGCGCTGGCTTCAACATGATCGACGCTGACATCCTGACCAGCATTGCCGAGTGGTACAAGGACAAGGGCTTCCTCACCGAGCGGCAGATGTCCTTCATCAAGCCCAAGCTGCACAAGTATGCCAAGCAGCTGATGCACGCCGAGGTGGCTCCCCGACCCAACGGCAAGCGCCCCGTGCCCCCTGTGGCCGTGCCCCAGGCGAGTGCAGCCAGCAGCCAGAGCCCGACCAAGTTCGTCACCCTCGAGGGCAATACGCTTCTGGTGAGCTTCCCCTACAACCCCCAGACCGTCGCCGACGTGAAGAATCTGCCGGGCCGCCGCTGGTGCCCCGACCGCAAGCTCTGGACGCTGCCCCAGTCGTTCCAGGCCGTCGAGGGTCTGCGCAACCTGGGCTTCGAACTCCGGGGCAAGGCGCTGCAGGACTGGTTCGCCTCCTTCACCAAGGGTGAGAACGCCGACCTGGCGATCCCCGGCCTCCAGAAGACGCTGCGCCCCTTCCAGACCGTGGGCGTGTCCTTCCTCGACCAGATGGGCGGCAACGCCCTGCTCGCCGACGACATGGGTCTCGGCAAGACCGTCCAGATCATCGGCTACCTGCAACTGCACCCGGAGCTTCGCCCCGCGGTGATCGTGTGCCCTGCCACGGCGAAGCCGTCCTGGGAGCGCCATGTCCTGCAGTGGATGTCCGACCCGCACGTCATCACCCTGCGTGGCAAGCCCGGCAAGAACGACAACATCTTCGACCACACCGTGCGCAAGGCCAAGGGAGAGAGCAAGGGCGTGATCATCATCGTCAACTACGACATCCTCTCCGACTGGTGGTGCGAGATCGTCGCCCAGGTTGGCACACCCGAGGTCATTGCCTTGGACGAGTGCTTCCCCGCTGGCACCCCCATTCGCACAGAACACGGCACACGCCCCATCGAGGAAATAGAGGTGGGGGACTGGGTGTACAATGCGTTCGGAATGGGACAGGTACAGAAGGTGTTCTCGAAAAAAGTGAGCACGCTTGTCCGTGTTGTACTCGACGATGGTACCAGCTTTGAATGCACTCCCAACCACCCCATCTTTACGGAATCTGGATGGGTGGCCGCAGAAAACCTCACCGGAAGATTATTGTTTCCTGCTGAGAAGATTCTTGGTATAGTGTCCCGCAAGGAGGGAACAATAAATGAAAATGACGGAAATGACATGCGAGTGGTGCGGGGCGACATTCCTTGCGGCACAGAAAAAGAATCGGCCGAGACGCTTTTGCGGAACATCTTGCTCCGCGAAGTGGAGGATGTCCCAGCCGGAAATTCGCAAAAGGGTGTTCTCACCAGAACGCAACAGGAAGTTGTCACAAGCACTCAAAGGTGCTCCCCGACCAGACGCGGCAATACGCATGACCAAGAAGAACCCCATGCACTCCCCTGCCACCATTCAGAAGATGCGAGATACCAAGGAACGGAACGGGACCCTGCGGGCGTGGAAGGGCCTGCGGGGAGGGAATGGGATACTCACAGAACCACAGAAACTTCTGGCATGCCTACTTCATTGGTCAGCGGAGGTGGCTATTCCCACAAACAATCGTCCGGAGTGCCCACATTGCTACAAAGTGGATCTTGCCCATCCCCGACTGAAAATTGCAATCGAGATAGATGGTCGGGGACATCAGACCAAGCGCGCACAGAAGCTGGACACCAAGAAAACAGAGGTACTGACCAGCCTCGGGTGGTGCGTGTTGAGATTCTGGAATTGGGAGGTTGTACAGACCCCGGAGAAGGTCCTGGAGACGGTGCGACAGTGTATAATCTCCAGGTCAGCGGACACCCAAGTTACTACGCGAACGAAGTTCTGGTTCACAACTGCCATGCGATCAAGAACCCCAAGGCTGCTCGCACCCGGGCCATCGTCGGGTACGAAGAAGAGATCATGGACAAGGCCACCTGGCAGAAGGTGAAGATCAAGCACCCCGGCCTGGCGACAGGTTGCCGGCACATCGTGGCCACCTCCGGCACCCCCATCATCAACCGCCCCATCGAGTTCTGGACTGTGCTGCACATGCTGCGCCCCGACGTGTTCCCGAGCTTCTGGGATTACACCCAGCGGTTCTGCGACGCCAAGCGCACCGACTACGGCTGGAACTTCAACGGCGCTTCCAACATGGACGAGCTGCATGCCCTGCTGACCAAGACCGTCATGATCCGCCGCCTCAAGGTGGACGTGATGCCGGACCTGCCCATCAAGCAGCGCAGCGTAGTGCCCCTGGAACTGTCCCGGGCCGCACTGAAGGCGTATGCCAAGCTCGAGGCGGAGTTCGCGGTGGAGAACGCCAGACCGGGCAAGAAGGAGCCTGGGCAGGTGCTGGCGCAGATCACCCAGTTGAAGCTCTGGTCTGCCAAGGCCAAGCTCGAGGCAGCCATCGAGTGGATCAAGGACTACATGGACAGCGGCAAGAAGCTGGTTGTGTTCGCACACCACCATGAGATCCTGGACGGGCTCTTCGAAGCTCTGGGAGAGTTCAACCCTGTGCGCCTGGACGGTCGCACCCCGCCGATGATGAAGCAGGCGTTCATCGACCGCTTCCAGGAGGACCCGACCTGCCGGATCTTCATCGGCGGGCTCAAGGCGGCTGGTGTGGCAATCACCCTGACCGCGGCGGACTCGACCTGCTTCGTGGAGTTTCCTTGGACCCCATCGGAACTCCTCCAAGCGGAAGACCGCGTTCTCCGAATTGGACAGGAGTCGCAGAGCGTCAGCTCGTACTGCCTTGTGGCCCAAGACACCCTCGACGACGACATCACAACCCTTCTCCACAACAAGGCGCAAGTGATTGGCATGGCGCTGGACGGTGTGTCCAATATGGATGGGGTTGGGAATACCACAGGAGGGGTCCTCGCAGAGCTCGTCTCTTGTATCGGCCGAAAGAGGGGAGTATGATCAGGCGGAAGATACTTCAGGAGGAACCCACCAGTGACCAACGAAGAACAACGCCGCGCCAAGATCTCCGCCAGCATGAAGAAGAGACTAGCGGAGCATCCGGAAGAAGTGGAGGCCCGCCGAGTGGCCTCCACTGGTCATCGACATACCGAACAGGCCAAGAAAAAAATGTCGGTGGCGGCTGCCGAACGAGAGCGTCTGCACAAGGAACAGGGGTACTGCGTATCCGCGGAAACCCGTCAGAAGATTTCGCGGGGAATGATGGGGCGCATGATCACTTGGGGGGACAAGATATCCGCCTCCAGCAAGGGCAAACAAATACCACAAGATCAGCGCGAAGCAATCTCACGCACCCTGAAAGAATGGCACCAGAACAACCCAAACGCATTCCTCGGCAAGCAGCACACACAAGCAACGAAGGAGCGTTTGCGCGAAGCAAACACCGGCAAGTTCCGCGGGGAGGATGGTCCCAACTGGCAGGGTGGAGTGAGCTCCCTGCCATACGGGAAAGAATGGACACGTTGGCTACGCCAAGCGATCCGGCAGCGCGATGGGAACGCCTGTCGATTCTGCTCCCGAACTCATGGCAAGATGGATGTACACCACATCGACTTCGACAAGGACAACAACACCCCCACCAACCTCATCTGCCTGTGCGCCAGTTGCCACGGCAAAGCAAACACGGGCACCATCGCGCAAAACCTCCTTCGCTCTTTTCTCACGGCGTAGCGTATAATCCAAGGGCAGTCCTTGCGGGGCTGCCCTTTTCTTTTGCCCAGTCAACAGGAGATCCAGCATGAACCCACTCCAGACATCAATCCCCGTCGAAATACGTCACCAAAAAAGACAGCGGCTGCGTGAGTGCGTCAAAGAACTGCGTCGTCTGATCTTCCTCTCTGGAGAGGCGCGTGCCACCATTGCCGAGCTTATCTTCTTACCCGCGCCGAGCACCCTCCACTTCATCTGGGACACGGGGGAGGACCCGTTCCCATACGAAGACAGTGAGAACAACTTTGCGGCCAAGCAAGAAGTGGCTCAACTGATGCTGTACAGCTTGATGCACCCGAAACTGGTCAATCTGCTCCGACACCGGGCACAAGTCCGGGGGGCCATTCGCGCGGGGCTTGTGCTGTGAAGAAGATAGCGTTCGACGCTCTTCGATTTTACAGGGAGCACGGCATCCAATATATCACAAGTGGAAATAAACACTGTGTGCCTGGTTGGGTACAGATTCATTGCCCGTTCTGTTCGGGGTCAAAAGACTATCATCTGGGATGGTGTTTTGACGACCACTTCTTCTCGTGCTGGCGCTGTGGCTGGAAGCCTGCCTGGCGCGTTGTCGCTGCGCTTTTGCGCATTCCCGAGGGTCAGGCACGGGGTCTGGTGCGCAAATGCGTTGTACGCCCTGCTAGGCGTGAAATACGCGCAGCCAGGAGGGGTGCCTCCGCTGCGGAACTGGCCCTTCCCCCTGGTACCATGCCCCTGGGCGACCCAAATGCGACACTTCACCGCCGCTACTGCGAAGCCAGGGGGTTCGACCCGGACTATCTGGCCGAGGTCTGGAAGGTCTGTGCGACCGGGCCCATCGGTGATTACAAGTTCCGGCTCATCGCACCCATCTACCACGGTGACGAGCTGGTGAGCTACCAGGGCCGGGATGTCACCGGCAAGAGTGACCTCCGCTACAAGGCGTGCCCCAAGGAACGCGAGGTCATGGATCACCACGACACGCTCTATGGCCTGCACCTCATCCGCCGGGACGTTTGCCTTGTGGTTGAGGGCATCACCGATGCCTGGCGACTTGGCCCTGGTGCCTGCGCCACGTTCGGGATCAAGTTCCGTCCGCCCCAGGTTGCCCTGCTGACACGCATGAAGCGGGTCTTCGTGCTGTACGACTCCGAGGTCCAGGCACAGGCCCAGGCCCGACAGCTTGGTGCGAACCTGGCAGCCCTCGGTGTGGACGTGGAGCTGCTGACCTTGAGCGATGGTGACCCGGCCGAGATGAGCCAAGGGGAGGCCAACACCCTCATGCGAGAGCTCGGCCTGTTGAAGTGAGGTCACTTGTTTTCAACCGGGCCAGGGCGTAGTATCTGGCTTGCCGCCACTAGCCCAAGGCCTGGGTGATGGGCCGGGTGGGTACCTCAACTTCGATTTCAGTTCCTGCTCTCCGCAGACTGACTCGTTGGTTGGTTGGGGTAGCTGCCCGGCCCGTGGCACACCAACGAGACCCAGGAGGTCCTCCCATGTCTGAAAAACATCGTCAGCCATCCAACTGCTGGACGCTCCGTGACCAGTTGTTCATCCATCGAAAACTCCTCGACAGGTATGGCCTACTCCCGGCCGCAATCGTGTCCATACTCCTGCAGACTGAATATGACGATGAGATGGATGGTTCCCGCCCGAACTTCCCCGCCCCCTTCGTCACCCACGGCGAACACGAATGGCTGCCGGCCACAGACAAGGACATCATGCACGTATTGGGATGCCGGAGACGTGATCTGCAAATAGCGTTGACCACCTTGCAAGAAAGCGGAGAGCTACACATCGAGAAGTTCGGCCTGCCATGCAAGCGGCACGTGCGTCTGTCATCTCCGGAGTGGTTGTCATGAGCTCCGCACGCGAACAGTACGCAACCACCCGGCACAACGACAGCAGAGACGGCAGCTACTACCGCACATTCCATGCCCCCATGTCCTGGCTCATTGGCCTGCGCGAAAGCGTCCTCCTGTTTCAGCTCCGCGGCCTCCAGCGCCACTTCACTCGCAAGGGAACACTGATCCCCCACGAAGGGCAGCTCTGGTTCTACCAGCAAGAGACCCGGCTCATGCCCATGATTGGCGTCGGGGACACCCGCACACTGGGTGGCATCCTGGGTATGTTGGAACAGACGGGAGTGCTGAAGACAACCAAGTTCGGACTGCCATTCAAGCGGCACTTCCAAGTGCGCGAGGGATACCTTGAGCTTCTCATTGAATGCAGCGAATTGCTGTATGCCGTCCACATGGAGAACGACCCGGACCCCCTACTGGCAAGGGCCTTGGCAGAGTTCCTGGTGGAGGAGAAGCGTTGGGTTGCCCGCATGGTGGATCTGTTGCCAGTAAACAGGGCGGAGCTTTTCACTGTGGGATGTGGAATTTCTACACGTCTGGACATGGAAGAAATCCACGAGATAACTATGGACAGGGAACTATACGCTACTGGAGGACCAGTAGCTGCGTCTCCTGCCGGAGACACCCAGGCTGATCGTCCTCGTAGAATGGCACCCAAGCCCGTGGATGGGGATCGCTTTGCAGCGAGGGCCAGGGAGAAGCATAGCACAGCCAAGCCACCAGCCAAGGACGCTGACCACCCTCTCCTCCAGTTCTGGAACACCCTGCCCAATACCAGGCACCATGACAAGCCCGGAACCAAGGCCAGGGCCGAGGCGTGCAAGCTCCTTCGGGAGCTGGAACGGTGCGGCCTGTCCAAGCGCAACAACTGGGACCCCAACTGGATGAAGTCGCACGGCGTCACCATGAAGCACCTCACCCAGCCCTGGTCTGACGAGCAGATCCGTCGCGCCCTGGCGGTGGTCAACGACATGCTCGGCGACGGCATGTGGCCCGGCCCGGCCATGAAAGGCATGGGGCTTGCCAAGGTGATCTATGACGGTGACGTGGGCAAGTCGCTGCTCACCATCGCCAAGGTCAAAGGCGAAGCGGAGCCCATCAAGCAGAAGCGCACAGATGCCACCATGAGCAAGATGGACGACGACACCCACGCCCTCATGATGGAGGTGCAGGGCATCGTCGAGGACATCCGCGGTGACCTGTTGCCAGGCGAGGAACAGGACTCCATACAGGTCGCCAAGGCAATCGATGCATGGTGGTGCTCCTTCGAGAAGGACATGGACGTGGCCTGGGACAGTCCGGCGGTGCTTGGCGAACACTACCGCGAATGGGTTGTGCGCGAGTACAGCGGCTTCAAAAAGATTCGGGTAGGACACCTTGCCCCTGGGCGTAAAATGTTTGCTGCGTTCGTCGAGTACATGAACGAATACTTCGCCCCCTACGACATCCCGCAGCCCAGGTCGTTCGAAGACCCCAGGGCACAGGAGTAACCGAGTGCCCAAGATCACGCGCAAGAAGCTGGACGAGGAGAGCTCCATTGAGCGGCTGATCCTCATCGGCATGATCACCAGCGGCGAGTTCCTCCGGGACATCGAGCCCATCTTCGACAACGACTACCTCCAGTCCGAGCACTGCCGCACCGTGGCGGGTTGGTGCCTGGACTTCTGGCGCGAGTTCGGCAAGCCCCCTGGACGCCATGTGCAGGACATCTACGAGGCCGCCAAGCGTGCCGGCTCCCTGGGTGAGCATGAGGAGCTGGTGGGGGCACTCCTCGAGTCAGCATCTGACCAGTACGAGCAGAGCGGCGGCTTCAACGCACCCTATGCCGCCAAGCGCGCCGAGGAGTTCTTCAAGTCGCGCTCCCTGCTGATGCTAGCCGAGGACGTGAAGGGGCTGCTCACCCAGGGTGACTCCCTGGAGGCCGAGGCCCTGCTCGCCACGTACAAGCCAGTCATGCGCCCGTCGGCTTCCTGGGTCGACCCCCTGCGCGACCCCACCGCCATCTCCCGGGTGTTCGCCGAGGAGGAGAGCCAGGTCCTTTTCAAGATGCCCGGTGCCCTGGGGCAGATGCTTGGCCCGATGGAGCGTGACAACTTCCTGGCCATCTGCGGTCCGGAGAAGCGGGGCAAGACTTGGTGGTTGATGGAGTTCGCCATGCGTGCGGCAGTCAGCCGCTGCAACGTCGGCTTCTTCTCCGTTGGTGACATGAGCACGAAACAGATGCTCGGGCGTGTGTACTCCTACCTGTCCGAGTCCAGCGCCAAGCACGGCGGCCGCACAGTCATGCGCCCTGTGCTGGACTGCCTGCACAACCAGAGCCGCGAGTGCAGCAAGGACGAGTGCCCGGCGAACAAGGACGAGGTCGCCGAGTACCGTACCAAAGCGAAGAAGTGGTTCACCCTCGACCCCAAGGACTTTCCCGATCACATCCCCTGCACAGCATGTGCCAAGAGCGCACCCAAGGACTTCCAGGGCCGTGCCTGGGCGCAGGAGTTCAAGGTGCCCGCCATGAGCCCCGATCTGGTGGAGCACGCCCTCAAAGGGTTCAACAAGCGCGTCGGGTCACGCACCCTGCGCCTGGAGTGCAAGCCCGCCAACACGGTCAGCGTCAAGATGATCCAGAGCTACCTCGACATCTGGGAGAAGGAGTGCTTCATCCCCGACGTGGTTGTGATCGACTACGCCGACATCCTCATGCCCATCGACGGGCGCAAGGAAGCTAGGCACCAAGTCAACGAGACGTGGATGGCCCTGCGTGCCCTGGCACAGCAGCGCAACTGCCTTGTGGTCACTGCCACCCAGGCCAAGCTCGGGGGGCACTCCAAGGCCAGGCTCGACGTGGAGGATGCCGGGTCGGAGGACAAGCGCAAGCTGGCACACGCCACCCATGTGATTGCCTTGAACCAGACGCCCGAGCAGAAGAGCCAGGGCATCATGAACATCAGTGAGCTACTCAAGCGCGAGGACGACTTTGACGTGCGTGACATGGTGTCCGTGCTGCAATGCCTTGCGATTGGCAGACCCTACCTGACCAGCTTTCGGGCACACAACAAGGAGTAGAGATGAGCGTACAGGAAGCGATCGAGCAGAAATTCGTCACTGGCTTCGAGGTCGTCCAGACACAGGTATTCGTGAACGCCAGGGACAAGGGCTGGTGGCGTGACGAGCGCAACGACGGCGAGGCCATTGCCCTCATGCACAGTGAGCTGTCCGAAGCTCTGGAAGGTCTGCGTGCCGGCAACCCGTCCTCGGACAAGATCCCCGACTTCACCCAGGTGGAGGAGGAACTGGCCGACTGCATCATCCGCATCATGGACATGGCGTCCGGTCGCGGTTGGCGAGTCGCGCCTGCGCTCATCGCGAAGCTGGCATACAACAGCGAGCGGCCCTACCGGCACGGGAAAGCATTCTAGCACGCAGTGCGTATAATCTCCCATCACAACCACAACCGCCCGGAAGGGCGAGCAAGGGAGAAGCGTATGAAGAAGATGCCGCGTGAAATGGAGCTCATGATGAGACAGGCTCTCGGTGGTGGAGATCAGATCGAGATGGAGCCCGTGAACGTGCGTGGCCTCCAGACCGCCGCTGCCATCATGCTCGAGCAGCGCCCCCAGTTCAATCCCGGCGACCTGATCACCTGGGCGGCCGACGACCTCGTCAACAAGCGGTGGCCCGCCGCTGGCCAGCCCTGCATCGTGATGCGTCTCATCCCCGAGGTGGACACGCAGACGGAGGACGGGGGCAACCGGCAGTTCCGTGACCTCGTCTGCCTGACCCAGGACCCGGACGGCGACTACGAGGAGTTCTACTTCGACAGCCGCCGCATGAAGCTCTGGACGCCGCCCACCACCACCGAACCTGCCGACTCCAACCAGTAGCCCATCAACAGGGGGTGGCTTCGGCCACCCCCTTCCCTTTTGAAGGAGCGCCTATGATCACCGTCACCAAGAGCTTTGACTTCTGCTACGCCCACCACCTGCCCGGCTACATCGGCAAGTGCTGCCAGTTGCACGGCCACAACGGCAAGTTAGAGGTCACGTTCGGCATGAGCGACCGGGACTTCCGCGAGGTGCAGATGCAGCACACCCCGAATGAGCCGTACATCTCCCGGCTGCCCAGTGAGTACATGGCCGACATGCACTGCAAGCCAGGAGACTTCCACGCCCAGCTGTACATCGGCATGGTCATGGACTTTAACGACATGAAGTCCATGGTCGCCCCCATCCTTGAGCAGCTCGACCACCAGGAACTCAACGGCCACGAGTTCTTCCCCTCGCACATGATGCCCACGGCGGAAAACATGGCCATGCAGATCAAGGACATCCTCGAGGACGATCTGGCAGACACCCCCGTGTTCGTGCAGCGTGTGCGGGTCTACGAGACCCCCACCAGCTACGCCGAGTGGGTCAGGGAGGAAGCATGATCCTCACCCCCGAACAGAGCGCCATGCTGGCGACCCCCTACCCGCTGCGCACCCCGGTGAACCTGTTCTCCGTCTTCCACTCCATCGACGGCGAGGTGAACGCCGTCGGCCAGGGCTGCCCCAGTACCTTCGTGCGCTTCTCTGGTTGCAACCTGCGCTGCGGGTATTGCGACAGCGGAGCCACCTGGGAGGTGCAGGCCAGCCAGCAGGTCAACGTCGGCTACATCGTGAATGAGGTACTCAAGATCGGCTGCCCCAAGGTGACCATCACCGGGGGTGAGCCCCTCATGCAGACCCAGGCGTTCATCCAGTTGGTGCTCGCCCTGACCTCCCGTGGGCACACCATCAGCTGCGAGACCAACGGCAGTCTGCCCCCGCCCATCCTGCACCCGAAACTGTCCTACGTGGTGGACGTCAAGCTGCCGAGCTCCGGCATGTGGTCGCGCATGCCGGAGGCCAGTGACCCCATCTGGCTGACCTGGGGACGCCAGAGCCCCGCCTTCCTGAAATACGTGATCAGCGACTTCAACGACTTCGAGTTCGCCCTGGCCCATCTGACCGAGGTGCGCCACAATGCTGCGGCCGCTGGTGCCGATGCCCCCTGGGTGGCCCTTTCCCCTGTCATGCATGGCACCGGCACGGTGGGGATCGGCATGCCCACCTTCATGAACTGGCTGCGTGAGGCGGAGCTGTTCGACGTGATCGTCAACTTCCAGATCCATAAGATGCTGGAATTGGTGGAGGATAATCCCGGCGAAACTTTGTGAAAAAAGTTTGCGCAAAAACGCTTGTTAGGAAGGCCACCGTGCGTATAATCTGTCATGAGCGCGTTGGCGCACAGGCAATCCACGGCAGCCGCCGAAACAACTATCAAGGGAGAATCACATGAGCACCAAGAAGTCGACCCCCGCGTCCAAGGCCCCTGCCAAGTCCACCTCCAAGCCCGCTGCCAAGGCTCCCACCAAGGCCACCGCCCCCAAGGAAGCCGCGTCCAAGCTGCCGTCCAAGGACGAGATGGTCGATGCCGCCACCGACATCAACACCATCCTCGAGCTGAACCCGGCCATCGACCTCGAGCTGACCCGCGACGAGCTGATCGAGGCCGTGAAGGGCATCGCCGACGAGATCATGCCCAAGGACCAGCTCGCCATCAGCACCTGGGACGTGCTGAAGCGCCTCGGCGTCGGCCCCAACCAGAAGGCCGTCCAGAAGGCCCAGGAAAAGGTCGCCGCCAAGGAGGAGCAGCTCCCGGTGCCGCGCACCCCCAAGGACGGCAAGCTGCCCAAGGCCCCCAAGACCAAGGGTGAGAAGATCGCCAAGGGCCCCGGCATCATCGCCGCCATCCGCGAGTTCGCCAAGGCCAACGGCAAGAAGGGCTTCAACCGCGAGATGGTGCTGGAGCACCTGTCCAAGAAGTTCCCGGAGCGCGACGCCGACGCCATGAAGAAGACCGTGGCCGTCCAGATCCCCAACCGGGTCAACAAGGAGTGCGGGCTCACCCTCACCAAGAACGACAAGGGCATGTTCAAGTTCTAGGCTTCAAGACGCCAATGCGTAAAATAGGGCCGGGGCAACTCGGCCCTTTCCTTTTACCCGCAGGAGGAAGCATGGCGCTCAAGTTCAACCTGGGGATGGAGCTGGTACACATGGTGCTCCGGCACAGGGACAAGTTCCGCAGCACCAACATCGACGACGACCCCGGCGAGTCTCTCAAGGTCTGGCTGTCCCCCGAGGCGCAGCACGTCATCCTCACCGAGCTGAACATGCAGGAGCTTTTCAACTACTGCGAAGTCAACCGGGGACCCGAGGCACCACCCCTTACACGCATCGTCGGCATCCCAGTCGAGATCAGTCGCACCGTGCATATCATGGACATCAAGGACACCCGCCCAGTTGTCAGACACTACACACCAATGGAGGACAGATGATCACACCGCAGTTCGTCCCAGGCACCAAGGTCGTTGTGGCCGTCAGCGGTGGCATGGACAGTGCCACCCTGCTCGCCCATCTGATTGACAAGGGTTGCGAGCCCATCCCCATCTCTTTCATCTACGGCAGCAAGCACAACCAGTACGAGAGCGCCGCCGCCGACAAGCTCTGCGTCCACTACGGCCTGCAGCGCACTCTGATCGACCTGACCGATGCCTTCATCGGCTTCAAGTCGGCGCTCATGGGCGACGGCCCGGCCATCCCCGAGGGGCACTACACCGACGCCAGCATGAGCGCGACCGTCGTGCCCGCACGCAACATCATCTTCAGCTCGTTCATGGCGGGCCTGGCCTGGAGCAAGGGCGCCCCGTACATCGCCCTGGGTGTCCATGCGGGTGATCACGCCATCTACGAGGACTGCCGGCCCGAGTTCATCAAGGCGATGGACACCGCCCTGTTCCTGGGCACCGGCTCCCGGGTGGAGATCCTGGCTCCCTTCCTGGGCATGGACAAGGGTGACATCGCCATCATGGGCACCCTGCTGAATGTGCCCTACGAGCTGACCCGCACCTGCTACAAAGACCAGCCCACCTCTTGCGGAAAGTGCGGCTCCTGCGTCGAACGCATCGAGGCCTTCGCCAAGGCTGGGAGACGCGACCCGCTGCCCCACATCTCGCACAATACGCTAACCGCGGAGCACACCATCCTCGTCGGTGGCCCTGACGACCCCAACCTGCCGGGCGGACGCCGTGTCGTTTGTGGCGACCACACCAAGGAGTAAACATGCCCCGCGTTGTCCTCGACCACTCTACTGTGGAACAGCTCTGCCGTGAGCTTGCCAAGCACATCCGCGTGCAGTGCCAGTTCCTCCCCCCTGGCAGCATGCTGCGCAGCATCTACCCCGTGCCCCGTGGTGGCCTGTACCCGGCCATCATCCTCTCCAACCTGCTGAACCTGCCCATCCGCACCGACCTGCCCGCCGGGCCGGACCCCGAGGTCCTGGTGGTCGACGACATCTGTGACACCGGGGCGACCAGGGAGCGGTTCTTCGGCTTCCCCTTCGCGGCGCTGACGTACAAGAAGCACAGCTCCGCCCAGCCGAACAACTCTGACTTCACCCCGGTGCAGCGCAACTACATGATCGAAGCCGGCCTGTTCACCCTGGACACCTGGGTCGAGTTCTGGTGGGAGACCATGAAGGGCGAGACCGGGCCGGAGGACAACATCGTCCGCATCCTCGAGTACATCGGCGAGGACCCCAACCGCGAGGGCTTGCTGGAGACCCCGGCCAGGGTGGTCAAGTCGTACGGCAAGCTCTTCGAAGGCTACCACTCCGACGTGGAGGAGCTGTTCAAGGTCTTCAACGAGAAGGCCAGCGGCGGCATGGTCTACCTCAAGGACGTGGAGTTCTACTCCACGTGCCTTGTAGGCTCCACCTTCATCGAAACCCCAAAGGGCCGTGTGCCCATCAGTCGCCTTGCAGACGGAGACTGGGTGTACAGTTGGAACGAGGACACCCAGCGGTTCGACCTCGTGCGCTGCCAGAACCCGAGGATCACCCAGCGCGACGCCAAGCTGGTGCGGGTGTACACCGATAAGGATACTGTCATCTGCACCCCCAACCACCGCTTCTTGACATACAAGCGCGGGTGGGTGGCGGCGGCGGACCTGCTTCCCGGCGAATCGGTGGTTGCCCTGCTCCGTGGGATCATCATGCACGCGGACAAGCCCAGGAGCCACATTCAGTACAAGGACGGCAAGCTGGTTGCGGAGCACCGGAAGATCATGGCGGCCATGCTCGGCAGAGAGCTGCGCCAGCATGAGCACGTCCACCATCTCGACGGCAACCCGGCGAACAATGACCCGAGCAATCTGTCCATCCTGTCCCCGAGTGCTCACTCCCGCTTGCACGCGCAAGAGGACGGGCGTGGGGCACGCGAGGCCGAGCGTTGGGCGAGGATGACGACGCAGGAGCGGGAAGCGTTCGATGCCGCGCAGTGGGCCGGCCTGGCAAAGATGATGGCTGACCCGGACAAGCGGGAAGCAATGTGCAAGAAGCGGTCCGAGTCCGTCAAGCGCAGTTGGAAGGAGCAGCGCGTACCGAATCACAAGGTACTCGGAGTTGAGGAGCTCAACTACACCGAAGACGTGTGGTGCATGGAAGTGCCAGGGCACCAGAACTTCGTGGCGAACGGCATTGTCGTCCACAACTGCGAGCACCACATGATCCCGTTCTTCGGGCACGCCACCATCGCCTACATCCCCGACGGCAAGGTGATCGGAGTCAGCAAGCTGGCCCGCATCCTCGAGGTCTACGCTCGCCGGCTCCAGGTGCAGGAGCGCATTGCCGAGCAGGTCACCGAGGCGCTCATGACGCACCTCCAGCCCAAGGGTGCCGCCTGCATCATCGAGGCCAAGCACTTGTGCATGACCGCCCGGGGCGTTGAGAAGCAGCACTCGGTGATGGGCTACAGCTCGCTGAAGGGCGTGTTCCTTGAGGACACCTTCAAGGGCTCCAGCGCCCGCGCCGAACTCATGGCGCTCTGCGGCAAGTAGATGATCATCTACGCGGCCGGCAAGGGGGAGATGGAGATGGACGAACACATGATCCAGTTCTACCCCTACCGGCTCACCTCGTTCTTCGCCATCAGGAGCAGGCGCGGCGCGGAGCATCCGTCCATCGCCGTCTGGGTCAAAGCACAGAAGGAGCAACATGGAAATCTACCTCGCAGGTGAGACCGGCTCGGCCGGACGTGAAGCGATGGTGCTGGAGGACGGCCCGCCGTACCGCCTCATCTCGTACTTCTACGTCTGCGAGGCTGGACAGGACAGGCACGCCACCATGCGTGCGGCGCGCACCACTCACAAGGAGCAAGTCATGAGCCGCGACATCAAGCTGTTCTTGGACTCGGGTGCGTACTCCGCATTCACCAAGGGCGTCACCATCGACATCAAGGAATACTGCGACTTCATCAAAGCGAACAAGAAGTACCTCGAGGTGTACGCCAACCTCGACGAGATCGGTGACCCCGAGGGCACCCGCGACAACCAGAAAGCGATGGAGCGCCAGGGGCTGCGCCCGATGCCGTGCTTCCACTACGGCGAGGACGTGAAGTACCTGCACGAGTACATGGAGCAGTACGACTACATTGCCCTCGGCGGCATGGTGCCCATCGCTACCCGGGACCTGCAGCCCTGGCTCGACTCTATCTTCGGTGAGCACATCTGCGGGCCGGACGGCATGCCCAAGGTGCGCGTCCACGGCTTCGGCATGACCAGCCTGCGGCTCATGATCCGCTACCCCTGGTTCAGCGTCGACTCCACCTCCTGGCTGATGTCCTCGCGCATGGGCAGCATCTACGTGCCCAGGTGGAAGGGCGGCAAGTACGACTACCTTGAGGAAGCCTGGAAGATCTTCGTGAGTGCCAGGTCGCCGAACACCACGGAAGCCGGCGCGCACTTCTCCACCATGCCCCAGGCTGTCCAGCGAGTGGTCATGGACTACCTCGACAGCAAGGAGCTGCCGATGGGCAAGTCCGAGTTCACCACCGTGCCCGCGGACTACGAGCTTGGCGAGAGCGAGCGTTTCATGGCAAAGGCAGACGGCAACGCACGCGGCCTCGAGCGCATCATCGAACCGGGCCTGGCGAACGACTACCTGCTGCGCGACAAGGCCAACTTGATCTACTTCCTCGACCTCCAGAACGCTCTGCCGGAGTATCCCTGGGCGTTCAAGAAGCCGACAACCCGGAAGGGGTTCCTGTGATGACCCGCACACCGAGGATTGAAGGGATTGTGAGCGGCTGTGAGGAGTGCAACATGCTGCGCTCCTACGCTCGCCGCCTGCACAAAGTGGCACAGGCCAGCAAAGCATTCCTGCGGGTGGAGCCCAACTTCCTCTCCAGGCCGGACGAGTACAAGATGACCAAGGAGGCACTCAAGGACGCCATGCACGAACTCCTGCTCAACTACCCGGAGAGCGTGGCATGATTGTCTACATCGCCAACGCGGAGAAAGTACATCTCGCCATGTTCGCCGACATCGGTGCCGTGGCGACTGTGCTGATCAGCTACTTCAGAACCAGCCCGAACCAGGCACGTGACACGACTGCGTGCATGGCGGAGCTCAAGAAGGAACAGAAGTGATCATCTACTTGGCCGGAGCGGAGGTGCCCCATGTGTTGGAGATGGTGCGAAGCTCCGGGGCATACGCAGTCCTGCACTCCTACTGGGATCTGCTTCCTACTCGACACTCAACGCGCAAGCCCGCGCTGCAACTCATCAAGGAGGTTCTCGATGGCCAAGGTCAAAACAAGCGAACTGCTGGACGCACTCACCAAGGTGCGTCCCGGTCTGGCAAATAAGGAAATCGTCGAGCACTCCACTTCGTTCGCGTTCATGGGTGACCGGGTTGTCACCTTCAACGACGAGCTGGCCGTCTCCCATCCGATCAAGGTCGGCTTCGAGGGTGCTGTCCAGGCCGAGGAGCTGCACAAGCTGCTGACCCGCATCAAGGACGAGACCCTGATCCTCGAGGTCACCCAGGGCGACGAGGGCAGCCAGTTGCTCATCAAGGGCAAGAAGCTGAACGCGGGCATCCGCCTGGACAGCGAAGTGCGCCTGCCCCTGGACAGCATCAACGCTGCCAAGAAGTGGAACAAGCTGCCCGAGAACTTCCTGGAGGGGCTCCGCTTCGTCCTGTTCAGCGCCAGCCGGGACATGACCAAGCCGGCGCTGACCTGCGTGCATGTGGACGGTGCGTTGCTGGAGACCTGTGACCAGTTCCGCATCACCCGCTGGAAGATGAAGGACGGAGCCATCAAGGCCGAGGTGCTCATCCCTGCGGCGACATGCCGTGCCCTGCTTGCGTTCAAGGTGGTCGACCAGTGCGTCGTTGACGGCTGGGTCCACTTCCGCACCGAAGCCGGCACCATCCTGTCCGCACGCACCATCGACCACGAGGAGTACAAGTTCCCCGACCTTGACGACTTCCTCTCCGTTGAGGGCGAAGACCTCATGCTGCCCCAGGAGATGGTGACCGACATGCTGTCGCGTGCCGGAGTCTTCAGCCAGAAGGACTTCGACTCCGATGAGGAGGTCACCCTGGTGCTGGAGCCGGGCAAGGTCACCGTCAAGGCCCAGGGCAAGATCGGCTGGCTCGAGGAGACCGGGCGCATCAAGTACGACGGCGAGCAGCGCGAGGTCGTCATCAACCCGCAGTTCCTCATCGAGATCCTGGCGCACCTTGAGGAGACCACGGTCTCGGAGAACGCCATGTTGTTCACCGGGGACAACTTCATGCACGCCATCTCGCTGGTGTAGGAGGCTGACATGCGCGACAAAACGAAGGCGTGCTATACCTGCGTCCAGGCTGCCAGGGTCACTCGCAACGAAGCTCCCAAGAAAGGGAAGGCCCGGCGCTTCCGCAAATGTGCAATGACCGAGGAGGTGCATTCCATCACGCATACTTGTGATGATCACCTGTTCCCCCCTGGAACAGCACAAGCTGCCGGTGTAGTGCATGGCCTTCTTTAAGGCATCCGAAGTCACCACGGTCATCTCCAAGGCCCGTGCCAAGGGCAGCCCCCGTGCCCTGGGTTGTGACGGGTGCGGGCTTTGGAAGACCTGCCGCTCTCCACGCATGGAGCCAACTGGCAAAGGGCGCAAGGGCATCCTGATCATAGCCGAGGCACCAGGGCGCACCGAGGACGTGCGCAACACCCAACTGGTGGGCAAGGCAGGCCAGACCCTGCGCGACACCCTGGCCGAGCTGGACATCGATCTCGACCGGGACTGCTGGAAGACCAACGCAGTGAACTGCCGGCCGCCAGAGAACAGAACCCCCGAGGACATCGAGATCGAGTGCTGCCGCCCCCGGGTACTGGAAGCCATCGAACGCTACAAGCCCTCGCTGATCATTCCCCTGGGCAACGTGGCGGTGCAGTCCATCCTCGAGCCCCGCTACCTCGAGGACGAGGAGGACGACAGCGAGCGCAGTGCCGGGGGTATTGGCAAGTGGCGCGGCTGGCACATCCCGGAGCACACATACGGCGCTTGGGTGTGCCCGACCTACCACCCCAGCTACATCATGCGCATGGAGAACCTCGAGGCCATCTGGACGATCTGGAAGCAAGACCTCAAGGCGGCGCTGACCCTGGTCGACCAGCCCCTGCCCGCATGGGAAGACCCCACCGATGGGGTTGAGATCTTGTGGGAGCCCAAGCAAGTCATCAACTACCTGCGAAGTCTGCCCAAGAGGCGCGACAACGTCGTCTCCTTTGACTGGGAGACAACTGGACGCAAACCTCAAGCGGAGGGGCACCGCATCTTCACTGCATCGGTATGCCAGGACCCAGGTCATGCCGTAGCCTTCACCATGCACGACAAGGAAGTGCAGACGGCCATGCGGGTCATGCTGGCGGACGAGGGTCTGCGCAAGTCGGCGCATGGCCTCAAGTTCGAGCAGCTGTGGTCGATCGTTGCCTTGCGCCAGAGAGTGCAGTCCTGGGATTGGTGCTCCATGCTGGCAGCGCACGTCCTGGACAACCGCCAGGGAGTACACGGCCTCAAGTTCCAGTCGTATGTCAACTTCGGCCAGGCAGACTACTCGACCCAGATCAGCAAGTACCTGGAGAGCAAGGACCGCAAGAACGCCAACTCCATGAACCGCATCCACCAGGCACCCATCGACGCCCTGCTCAAGTATGGCGGCACGGATGCCCTGGTGCAGCACCGGCTCATGCTCAAGCAGAAGGAGGAGATGGCCCGGCGCAAGCTGATGCCAGCGTACACCCTGCTGCACGACGGGGCGATTGCCCTGGTCGACGCCGAGGTCAAAGGGCTGCGCATGGACATGGACTACTGCCACCGCCAGCTCTCCCATCTGGACAGGCGCTGCAAGAACCTCAAGGCCACCGTGATGGACTCCAAGCTCGGCAAGGGGCTACGTGCCAGGTACGGGGCGAACTACAACCTCGACTCGGACGACCAGCTCGCCAAGGTCATTGTGGAAGACCTGGGGGTGGAGATCGCAAAGAAGACAGCCAGCGGCAAGCCCTCGGTTGATGCGGACTCCCTGCGCAGCATGAACATCCCCATCGTGGACGACCTGCTCGAGTACCGCAAGCTGGACAAGATCCGGGGCACGTACCTGGGTGGTTGGGTGCGGGAGACGGTCGACGGCTACATGCACCCGTTCTTCAACCTGCACACGGTGGTGACCTACCGCAGCAGCTCCTCCAACCCCAACTTCCAGAACGTGCCCAAGCGTGACCCGGAAAGCCAGAAGATCACTCGCCGGGCCATCCTGCCGCACCCTGGGCACATCATGATGGAGCTGGACTACTCCGGCGTCGAGGTGCGTGTTGCCGCGTGCTACCACGAAGACCCGACCATGCTCACCTACATCTTCGACGACTCGACGGACATGCACCGGGACATGGCGGCCGAGTGTTACAAGCTCAAGGAGAAGCAAGTCAGCAAGCCGCTGCGCCAGGCAGCAAAGAACAAGTTCGTGTTCCCCCAGTTCTACGGCGACTGGTGGAAGGCTTGTGCCAAGGGGCTCTGGGCCGACGGCATCCACGAGGAGACCGCGGACGGCATCCCTCTGCGCGAGCACCTGGCCTCGGTTGGCATCCGCAATCAGGACACCTTCGCCAAGCACATCGAGAAGGTGGAGCGGCACTTCTGGTACGAACGCTTCCCGGTCTACCAGCAGTGGAAGGAGGACCATCTCAAGGCATACAGCAAGCGCGGCTACTTCAAGACCTTGACCGGCTTCCAGTGTGGCGGGCTCATGATGAAGAACGACGCCATCAATTACCCCGTGCAAGGGAGCGCGTTCCACTGCCTGCTCTGGTCGTTCGCCAGAATCACCGAGCTTGCCCGCAAGGAGAAGTGGAAGTCGTTTCCCATCGGCCAGATCCACGACTCCATTGTCATGAGCATCGACCCCGATGAGCTGGACATGGTCGTCAACGCCTGCCGGCGTATAATGACCAAGGAGCTTGTCGCCGAGTGGAAGTGGATCATCGTGCCCCTGGAGATCGAGGTTGAATGCACCCTGGTCGACGAGCCCTGGTACAACCTCAAGGAGCTGGTAGCCAAGCAGTGCCCCTGCGGCAGTGCATTCATGCGCAAGGGCTTCGACAAGGTCACCAAGAAAAAGGTCTTCGGCTGCCCCAAGTGCGGCCACAACATCATGGAGTGATTCATGTCGCTGTACAATAAACACCGCCCGCAAAGCCTGGACGAGATGCTTGGTAACCCCCAGGTGATCGAGTCCCTGCGCAACGTCCTGGCCCGTGACCGGGAGAACATCCCGCACTCCATGTTGTTCCTCGGCCCGTCGGGCTGTGGCAAGACAACCCTTGCCCGCATCGTCGCCGCCGAACTGGGCTGCAACATGGAGCTGGACTTCAAGGAAGTGGACAGCGCGGACTTCCGCGGCATCGACTCCATCCGTGACCTGCGCCAGCAGATGCGGCTCAAGCCGATGGCCGGGCCGTGCCGGGTCTTCTTCCTGGACGAGTGCTTCGCGGCCGACACACCTGTCGTGTGCCTGGGCGGGGTGCGACCCATTCAAGACATCCAGCCCGGCGAACTTGTGCAATCCATGCAGGGATTCCGCACAGTGCTCAACCACTTTGTCAACAAGGTGCCCTTGGAGCGCACAGCGCGGGTGCATACTGACCAAGGGGACATCCGCTGCTCTCGGGAGCACCTGTTCCGCACCACGCGAGGGTGGGTGCCCGCTGGTGATCTTCGTGAGGGGGACTTGTTATACCCCATGAATTGTCATAATGTGGACCGCACAAGCTCACCAGCGATGCTTGCGGAGGTTCCTAATGACAACGACGAGACCGTGCCCAGTATGCAGTACACCGATGCCGTTCTTTCCGAACCGACAGGAGAAGTACAATCAGCAGACATGCTCCAGGTCATGTGCAGCGGTGAGACGGATGGCACTTCCGGAAGTCCGTGCCAAGGTGCACAACGCGCAAGTTGCGGCAAAGATTTCCATCAGTCGGAAGCGGTTTCTGATGGAGACCCCAGAGGGGGCTGCGGAGAGACAGGCGCACAGTCAGCGCATGCAGCGAGACAACCCGTCGGCCAACCCCATCACATTGGAGAAGGCCCGTGCGACCAAGACAGCCAAGGGCTCCCTTCGCATATGGAAGGGGGCGCGGGGAGGGAACGGGAAGACAACAGAACCTCAACGCCTGCTGGCGACGGCACTTGGTTGGCCGATGGAAGTGGTGATCCCGACGGGGAAAGCACCGGGGTGCCCGAACAGCTACAAGGTGGACATCGCAAATTCTGTGTTGAAAATTGCCGTAGAAGTGGACGGACGTGGGCACAGGTCGAGGCGGAATTCACTGCTGGATACGAAAAAGACGGAGCTCCTGCACTCGTTCGGGTGGGTGGTGTTGCGCTTTACGAATCAGGAGGTGATGCAGGACTTGGCCCGAGTGATTTCACAAGTGATGAAATTCGTCGCGGCTTCGTAGAATACCATGACCTCGAGATCGATGGGCACCCCAGCTACTTCGCAGGTGGGGTGTTGGTACACAACTGCCACAAGCTCACCAATGACGCCCAGAATGCCTTGCTGAAAGGGCTGGAGCATCCTCCGGGTCATGTGTTCGTGCTCATGGCGACGACCGAGCCGCAGAAGCTGCTGCCGACGGTCAAGACCCGGCTCACAACCTACGAGGTGAGCAGCCTTACCGAAGCCAAGCTCATTGCCCTGGTCAACCGGGTATGCCGTGCCGAGAAGGCCAAGGTGTCGGAAGAAGTGGTTGAGCTCATCGCACGCAATGCCGTGGGCAGTGCCAGGCTCGCCCTGTCCATCCTCGAGGCGCTCATCGACCTCTCCCCTGCGGATCAGGTCAAGATGGTGGACAAGGCGGCGGCTGACCTGTCTGCCACCATCGAGCTGTGTCGTGCGCTCATGGGCAAGGGCAAGCTGACCTGGGCACCCATCGCCACCATCCTACGTGGCCTGGCAGACCAGGACGAGGAGTCCATCCGCCGCTCGGTGCTCGGCTACTTCACCAGCGTGCTGATCAAGGGGGACAACCCCCACGCCGCCCTGGTGCTGGAGTGCTTCAAGGAGCCCTACTACGCCAGCGGCCGGGCCGGCCTCGTCCTGTCCTGTTATGCGGTGGTCTGCGGCTAGCGTATAATCTCAAGTCCTGGGCTTCAATGGAGTTTGACAAGCAGCCGACATACGGGCGTATCAGGTGTCCATCCCTGGATTAGGAGTCGGTCACTCGCTGGTGGAAAAGGTCAACATGGGCTTCGGCCCCAGGCATAAACGCCTAGCCTGACAAGTTCGCCGCTGAAGGCGCAAAGCCAGCCCCAGAACAACATCGCAAGGAGGCAACATGATCGAGCCTGAATTCAATTTCGACAGCGACGTGGACATCAACCCCGATGCCCTGGACGTGGAGTGGACGCGCCAGGCCGGGCTCGTGGGCAAGTATGCGCGCATGGAGGCCGACGCACGTACCCGCTACAACATGGCAAAGGACCGCCTCGTACTGGTCGAAGCCAGACTGTACCCGATGGCGAAGGAGACGCTGGAAGCTGCGGGGCAGAAGCCGACCGAGGCGGCCGCCCAAGCCTGGGTGACCACCCACCGCGACCGCATCGTTGCGCAAGACCAGTTGCAGGACGCTGCCGCGGACATGGGTCTGTACAGCGCGGCCATGAAGGCGCTCGACCACAAACGCGATGCCCTGGCCAACCTCGTGCGCTTGCTCATGGCCGACTACTTCTCTGCCCCGGTCGACGCGCCGCACAACCTCGCGGACTCCGTCGAGCGTGAGTTCAAGCGCCGCAGTGCCCAGGACCGGGCCAAGACCAAGGAGCATGCCACGGCCGCCATGCGTAAGGCTGCACCCAAGCGAGGCAACTGATGATCTACGACCTGGGCGAGATGTTCGTACGGCTTGTGGCTGTACTTGGCGGCATCGTAGCCGTGTTCTTTCTCATCAACCTGCTCGCCTGGAGTGTGACTAAGACCGTGCACAAGGCCAAGTTGAGTGCCAAGTTGGAATCATTCAAACAGCTGACCGGACTCTCCGGTCGCAACAGCAAGGAGGACTAGACACATGGCGAAGGTGAATGCTGACCGTTTCCGCAAGCGCGCCACGGAGCACAAGGCCCAGGGTGGCGGCGGGGGCGGCTACATCCGGCTCGACCCGGATCTCCCCTTCTACAAGCCCAAGGCTGGCGTCAACCTCATCGACATCATCCCGTACGAGGTCAGCGACAAGAAGCACCTGGACAAGGCCGAGGTGGGCGAGCTGTGGCCGCGCCGCCCGATCAAGACTCACTTCAAGATCGGCGTGGACGAGAAGTCCGTGCTGTGCCCCCTGACCATCGGCAAGCCCTGCCCCATCTGCGCCCATCGCAAGACCGCCAACCTTGACGAGGACGGCAAGAAAGCCCTGCTCCCCAAGGATCGCGAAGTCATGTTCGTGGTGCCCTACGACGGCGACGGCGCCGGCAAGCTGCACGTCTGGGAGATCAGCTACCACCTGTTCGGCAAGATGCTCGAGGAGGAGGTCGAGGCTGACGAGAACGTGGCCGGCTTCTACGACCCCAAGGAAGGTCTCACCCTCAAGGTCCGCTTCAACGAGAAGCAAATGGGCAAGCAGAAGTTCCTCGAGGCCAAGCGCATCGACTTCGAGGAGCGCGACGCCCCCATCAGCAAGAAGATCCTGGAGCAGGTGCAGAACCTCGACCAGTGCATGGTGATCATGGAGTACGCGGCCCTGGAGCGGCAGTTCCTGGGCGTCGACGATCCGGTCGACGAGGACGACGAACCCCGTGCCAAGAAGCGTGCCCCGGTCGAGGACGAGGACGAAGCCCCGCGCAAGAAGAAGCCGGCCCCCAAGGAGGACGACGAGGAGGACGATCCCAAGCCCAAGAAGAAGGCCAAGCCCGAACCGGAGGAGGACGAGGAACCCCCGGCCAAGTCCAAGAAGAAGCCGGCCAAGGACGAGGACGACGAGGATGCCCCTCCGGCCAAGCCCAAGCGCGGCTCCAAGCCCGCTGACGACGAGGACGAGGACCCGCCCGCCAAGAAGAAGGGCAAGGCCAAGGACGAGGATGGTGACGAGTGCCCGCATGGCGGCACCTACGGCACCGACTGCAACTCCCTCGACGAGTGCGAGAAGTGCAACGTCTGGGAGGAGTGCCAGGAGAAGAAGCGCGAGCTGCGCAAGGCTGCCAAGGCCGGCAAGTAGACCAACCAGGGGGCAGGGCACAAGCTCTGCCCCCTTTGAGGAGCAACATGGAGCGCGGACCGGCGATCATAACGGCGACTGGCAAATGGGTCCACCCGTTGTCCATCACAGCCGACGAGATTTCCGTCAGGGATGCTGCCCTGGCGTTGAGCAAGCAGTGCCGCTTCAATGGGCACTGCGACCGCTTTGTCAGCGTTGCGGAGCACTGCTGCATCGTGCATGACCTTGTGCATGAAGCGGGAGCCTACCCGTCCATCCTGGTGGCGGCACTGCTGCACGACATCGGCGAGGTGTACCTGTCGGACATCCCCAAGCCGCTGAAGGAGTGCTTCGGTGAGTATCGCTTGTTTGAAGACAGCATCTACGCCACGGCGATGCGCAAGCATGGTTTGCCTGGCGAGCGGGTCGAGTTCGTGCAGGAGATGGATCATCAGGCGTTCCTCTACGAGGTACGCATGAACCGGAGCCGCTACGTGGAGTCGTTCCAGTTCCAGGTGCCCGCGCTGGCGGACATCCCCGACCTGGGCAAGCTCAAGTTCTGGACACACGAGGTGGCCTATTCCAAGTTCATCGACCGCTACAAGAGAGCGGTAGCGAGGTTGAAATGACAGTCGCGAAAAAGCAGTACCTGAACATCAAGGAGACCATCGAGTGGCTCGGCGCACGGGGCATCGAGGTGTCCAAGGACACGTTGTACAACTGGGCGAGGGAGCATTCCCTGGCCATCAAAATCGGCATGCGGTGGTACTACTCACTCATGCGCCTGGAGGCGATTCTCAATGACGCGAACCAAGACCCCGTCTACCAAGCCAGCGCAAAGTATTTCCACAAGCCGACGCATGAAGCCGGTGGAAGGAAAGTCGGAAAAAGCCCCCGCAAGCGCAAAGGCTGATCTGATCCCAACCGGGTCGACGCTGCTGAACCTGGCCCTGTCCGACAGTCACCGTGGTGGCTACGGCGCTGGCAAGATGACGAACCTTGTCGGCGACTCGAGTGCCGGCAAGACGTTCCTTGCCTTGACGGGCCTGGCGGCTATGGCCAACGACACCCGGTTCGACGACTACCGCATCATCTTCGACGATGCCGAGCACGCCCTGGAGATGGACATCTCCTACCTGTTCGGCGACGCCCTGGCCGAGCGCATGGAGCCCCCTGCCAAGGACGACGACGGGGAGCCCCTGTACAGCACCACGGTGGAGGAGTTCTTCGCCAGGGTGCTCCGGGCCATCAAGAAGAACGTGCCCTTCATCTACGTGCTGGACTCCTTCGATGCCATCGGCTCGGTGGAGGAGGACGCGGAGGTTGAGGCGCTGGAGAAGTGCGACGGGCAGGAGTCCAAGGGCACCTACGGCATGAACAAGCAGAAGAGCGCGAGCAAGCTGTTCCGTGCCATCTGTGCCGGGCTTAAGCGCACCAACTCCGTGCTGATCATCATCAGCCAGACCCGTGACAAGATCGGCGTCACCTTCGGCAAGAAGAAGACCCGCTCCGGTGGGCGTGCGCTGAAGTTCTACGCCACGCACGAGGTCTGGTTGGCGGTCGAGTCCAACGTGTCCATCAAGGTCAAGGAGAAGAACCTCCCCATCGGCGTCAACGTCATTGCCAAGTGCGAGAAGAACAAGCTCACCGGCAAGGTGCGCTCGGCAACCTTCCCCATCCTGTACGACTACGGCGTCGACGACCTCACCAGCTGCATCGAGTACCTCGTCGATCAGGGGGTCTGGGACAAGACCAAGGGCGGTGTCGTAGATGCGACAGATGTGGAGCTGTCGGGCACGGTCAAGCAGTTGGTTAAGGCCATCGAAGAAACTGGCAAGGAGGGGGCACTCCGCAGAGTTGTGGCGCGTGCCTGGCAGGAACAAGAGGACGCACTGAAGTCGGGCCGCAAACGGCGGTTCGCGTAGGAGGCCACATGGCCCCATTCCGGCAACTGGAGTTCGAGAAGTTCCTGCGCCGCAAGATCCCGGGCATCAGCTTCCTCAAGTGGGAGCCCGGACGAGGACATGGCCTGCTCACGGTGAGCATGGAGGACGGGCGGGAGGTGATGACCCGAGTGCCCGGCACAGCAACCGACCAACCCAGGCGAAGGGAGAACATTGTGTCCGCAATCCGCAAAAGGCTGAATGGGCAATGGGCGTGACAACTCTCTGTCTCGACGCCAACCAGCTTTGCTACAGGGCCAAGTTCACCACAGGCGACCTGTCCCATGAGGACCTGGCGTCCGGCGTCGTGTTCGGCTTCCTGGAGCAGCTTCTCTCCCTGGGCAAGGCGTTCGGGCCTGGCACGGAGTACGTGTTCTGCTGGGACAGCCAGAAGTCACAGCGCCGTGTCCGGTTCCCTGCGTACAAGGAGAAGCGGCGTGCCAAGCTCAAGGAGCGCACTGCCCTGGAGATGCGCGCCGACGAGCTGTGCTTCGACCAGTTCCAGCGCCTGCGCCAAGAGCTGCTGCCCCGCATGGGTTTCCTGAACCAGTTCCGGCAGACCGGGTACGAGTCGGACGACCTCCTTGCGGCGATGGCGGCGCGCTACCCCGGCTGCATCCTGGTGACCTCCGACCAGGACCTGTACCAGTGCCTGCACCTGGCACCCATGAGTAAGACCAACGGGCTACTCTACACCACCAGCAACCTGCGGGATGATCTGGGATGCTTCCCCGACCAGTACCTCGAGGCCAAGATCATTGCCGGGTGCGACACGGACGAGGTGCCTGGGGTGGTTGGCGTTGGCATCCCTACTGCGCTGAAGTGGGTCCGTGGGCAGCTCAAGCCCAGTTCCAAGACCTACCAGAAGATCGAGGCGTTCATGGGCACGGCCGACCTCATCCGCAACCGCTGGCTCATCAAGCTGCCGCTGCCCGGCACCCGCTGCCCCATTCCAGCCAAGTGCCGCTTCGATCTGGAAGGCTTCAAGGATGTCTGTCAGGAGTATGGCTTCGCCTCCATGCTCCGCAACCTGCGACCGTGGGAGGTAAACTTCCGGTGATGATCAAACTGCTGCTCTCGTTTTTCAAGCTCCTGGGCAAGCTCATCGGCTTCGTGCCCTGGATGATCCTGGTGATCCTGTGTGCAATCGTGCAGGGGCTCGGCTGGGTGGTTGGCCTGGCAGTCGGCGGGTTCCTCGACGGCTTCAAGCACTCCCGTGGATGGTGCCAGGCCATCCTCGTCTCGTTCTGGAACGGCCTGCGTGTCAAGGCCAGCAAGATCCCCGCGGACGCGCGGTGCTGTGACAACTGCGCCAAGCAACTCGACGTCACTCCGGGGGGCTACTGCCAGTTCATGTCCCTTTGCACCCAGGGTGGTAAGTGGGAGAAGTTCACCAACAGCCCACTCGACATGTGGCGGCCGAGGAAATAATGAGAGTGCCTACCGCGCTCACAGAGCTGCTCGAGGACATGGGGTGGATTCACTGGCGCGACCAGGCTCCCCCCAACACGAGCAAGGAAATCCTGATGCTCGACCTGCGCTACGGCAACGTGTACGTCGGCCCGGCTTCTGACTTCAACTACCGCCTGCGGGCACAGCTGGAACGTGGTGCCAAGAAAGCGGACCTATGGAACGAGTGGTGGATGCCAATCCCGGTGCCACCTCGACGCATCATCAAAAAGTACATGGAGGCATCATGAGCATCAAGAAGAAGGAACTGGCGGCTGGTGTTGTGGCGGATGCCCTGGGCTACACCGGAGCGCGCAAGGAGTCGTTCGTGCAGGGCTGGGTCAACGACCCGAAGCACCTGTACGGCCGCAACGCGCTGAACAAGAAGCACCTGCGCAAGATGCGGAGGAAGATGTGAGCCGGACCATCGGCCTCGACCTGTCACTGACCGCCACCGGCATCTGCGTTATGGGTGCCGGTGGTCACGTCGAGCTGTCCTGCATTGTCGGCTCCAAGCCCGAGCCCTGTGTGCTGGACACCCTGCGCTTCAGCCGGCAGGCCAGGCAGATCATGCACGAGTGCCGTCCCAAGCCCACCGACCTCATCGTCATCGAGGACTATGCTTATGCCGCTCCCGGACAGATCACGCGCCTGGCCGAGTTCGCCGGCACGGTGAAGTACATGCTGCTTGAGGAGTACGACATCCCCCAGGAACGCATCTGCCTCTGCCACAACGGCACCCTCAAGAAGTTCCTCACCGGCAAGGGCAACGCCGAGAAGCAGCTGGTGCTGATGAAGGTGCTCCAGCGTTGGAACACGATCATGACCAACGACAACTTGGCGGACGCCTTTGGCCTGGCCATGCTTGGGCACCTGGCACTTGGCGGGGGGCTTGGCCCGGCCTACCCGCACCACTGTGGCAAGGGCCTGTCCGCACTCGAACAGGAGTGCCTCGACAAGTTCAAGTCCGGCTGTGTGCTCTGGCTCGGCGGCTCCGTGCCTGTCAAGAAGAGCCGCCGCAAGAAGGCCAGTGCGTAGTATCCAAGGACAAGGAGAGACATCATGGCAGTGAATAACAACGAGGTGCAGCTCCGTGCTGTGTACCTCACCCAGACGGACAAGGCTGTGAAGGTCAAGCTGCTTGACGGGGAGTGCCTGTGGTTCCCCAAGTCGCAGCTCGGTGACTGGACGACCCCGCTGGACGAGCTCAAGGAAGGCGACTCCTGCGACGTGTTCATCAGCGAGTGGATGGCTGACCAGAAAAGCCTCGACCTCGACCGCGTCCAGGCAACGGACTAGGAGCCCCCATGTTCACCCGCATCCGCCTCCAGAACTTCCAGGCGCACAAGGACAGCACGCTCGACCTACACCCAGGAGTGAACGTGATCACCGGGCCGTCCGACCAGGGCAAGTCCAGTGTGCTGCGTGCCCTGGGCTGGGTGCTGTTCAACAACCTGCGGGGTGATGGCTACCGCCGCGAGGGAGCACCCAAGGGAGAGCCGGTCTGGGTGAAGGTCACCACCCCCGAGGGGGACATCACACGCTCGCGCAAGGGGAACACCAACACATACGACGTGAACGGCACCCCCTTCGCCGCCGTGGGTACCAACGTACCCGAGCAGGTCGAGGACATGCTGCACGTGTCCCCCTACTGCATGCAGAAACAAGGGGAAGGGCCGTTCATGCTGGATAGCCCTCCGGGCGAGGTCGCCAAGGCCATCAACGCCCTGGCCGGGTTTGAGATCGATGGAGTCTTCACTGCGCTCAACTCGCGCCAGGTTCGCGCACGCACTCTTGCCACGGCACAGCTCGAAATCGTGCAGGATGTGGACGCCAGCATTGCCGCCAGTCCGGACGTGGACAAGGCCGAGAAGATGCTGGCGGTGTGTGAACGTCTTCAGGAACGTATCACCGCCCAGGCGACCACAATTTTCAACCTGTCCGGAGCTGTGCGCCGGGTGATGCAATCCAGGGACAAGCTCACCAGTGCCAGGCGTACCATGGACAGTCTGGGTGACGTGCGCACCGCTGTCGCCGTGCGAGAGGATCTCCTTGCTGTGATCAGCACGAGGTCAACTCTGGCCCTGTCCGTGTCCAACATCAGCAAAGCAACTGCACGCCGTGACAAGGCCAGCGATGAGCTGCGCAACATCCGGCAGTCCATCGAGGCAGCGCGCAAGAGCATCAAATATTGCCCAACCTGCAAGCGCCCCCTGGAGGTCGTATGAGCACGCATGAAATGGACTGTGGATGCATGGTACACATGTCCGTGGACAATGACGGCGACGGGTACTGTGACATCGACCTTGAGGAAATCGTGTATTGCGCGAAGCACGCAGGACCCCGTGCAGTTCCCTCCCCCGCCGAAGTGCGGGAGGCGATAGAGCGACTTGCGGGAGACGCCCGCACAGGTGAAATTGATACCGGTGACGGATTCTTTCCTGTGCTTGCGCCCAAGCGTTGGAGTACCTGCCTGTCTGACGATCTCGACACCCTCCTGGCCTACATCACGCAGTTGGAGGCCAAGCCCGCCCCGCTGCCTGCGATAGACATTGACGCAGCAATCTCCGTTATCGACTCCGTAAGCGGATTCTCCGCGCATGCAATTCCTGCCTTGAACGTGATGTTCTGCGTGAGAATACTGCCGCATTGCGCGCCACATTCGTGAGAACTGCTAAAGAATTTGATGTTGAGCTGTCCAGACGGACGAAGGGGGAGTAACACCATGCGTAGCATTGCACTTATTTTGGTGGCATGCGGATGGGCTATATGTGCCGCTATCTGGTGGCTGCTTCTCCCAATTGCTGCGTTGCAGAAGTTTTCGGGAGACGCTGCGGATGCCTGTATCCGAGACATGAAAAACCTGTGGCCGGAGGGGGAGTAGTATGTCTTGGAAGCAGAAAGAAACATGTCCCCGCTGCGACGAGTGCGGGAGATACATACCCTTCGCTGACCTTGAATCAGGGGCCGCAATTCATCGGCAGATTTGGCCCGATTCTGACCAGACGAGGGAAACCGATGAATCACTATGCCGGGAATGTAACAAGTCCGAGGGGGAGTAGCATGGCAACTGAATTTTGCGGAGCTTGCGGAGTCGCGTGGCACGAACACTCGGGGCTGACGGGGACGTGCGCACTTTTGCAGTCCGAATCAAGGGAAAACGCCGCCCTCCGCTCCTCCCTCGCCTCATGCCGGGAGCGGTGCGAGGCGTTGGAGTGGCTGGTGGAGGTGCAGGAATTGGCGTTTGACATGATAGATGCGTGTGTCACCGTACCGTGGAATCCTGCGTACATGGAACTTCGCGCCACGTACAAAGCCGCCCTCGCTGCGGCTGATCTGTAGTCAGTAGGGAGGAGGAAAGAAATGGGACCGTGTGAGCAGCAGTGCAAAGACTGCCAATACTACGATGGACGGACCATGATAAACGACCGGGGTATCTGTCGCAGATACCCGCCGCATAAGGATTACCACTTCCCATGCGTCTCCCCATTCGATTGGTGCGGTGAGTTTATCAAAGCGGCCACGCTCGGCAAGATGAACGGCACCACCATCAACAACCCGAACGGGCACTCGGAGAAGTCATGAGGTTCGTACTTGCTGGTGACCTGCACCTCACTGACAGGCGTCCCCGTTTCCGCACAGATGCGGACTATCTTGGCACTGCCCTGGGCAAGCTCAAGTTCCTGCTCGACCTGGCAACCAGGGTTGCCAAGGAGGACGGCGAATCATGCCCCGGTCTTATGCAGCCAGGAGACCTCGTTGACTCCCCCAGGGCATCGTACGAGGTTGTGACCCGTCTCGTGAAGTTGCTGACCCCCACAAACGTCCACATCTACACGACCCTGGGCCAGCACGACACCCACTTTCACAACCTGTCCCTGGTGAACACCCCGGCAGGGCTCCTCAACGAGACCATGTCCGGGCAGGTCACCATCAGTGCCGAGTCTGGTCTGGAGTTCGTGCCGACCCACGACATCGCGATCCTGTTCCGTGCCTGGGGATGCACCCTACCCACCCCGGACGAGATGGAGCACCTGACGTTCACCCAGTACCCCAACCGTCCGCACGTTGTGATCATGCACGCCATGACCACCAACTCCGGCAAGCTCTGGGAGGGCCAGGAGGGCAACCTCGATGCGCGCACGCTGCTCGAGGACTACCCAACGGTGGACCTCTGGGTGTGTGGCGACAACCACAAGGCATTCACTGTCTCCGTGAAGAACAGGCACGTGGTGAATTGCGGCTCCCTCATGCGCTCCAGCATCGACCAAATCGACCACCGCCCCCGCGCCTACGTCTGGGACTCCTACCACCGGGAACTCACCCGGCATTGGATCCCCTGCGAACCCGCTGCCAGGGTCTTCGACGTTGACCGGGCCGAGCTGCTGGCAGAGCGCAACGAACGCCTGGAGCTGTTCATCGAAAACCTCACCTCCGGCCAGGAAGCCGGCACCAACTTCAAGGACAACCTGCACCGCGTACTGCACAGCCTGCCCACAGAGGAACGCAAGCGCGTCGAACCTTTCATTGAGGAGGCGATGAGTCATGTCTGACGTGAACGACGCCCTGCGGCGTCTCAAGCAACTTGAAGAACTGGAACGCACCGCCCAGCGAGACATGGACCGGGCCCAGGGTGAACTCGATGCCGGCATGAAGACGCTGGAGGAGCTCGGCTTCAAGACCATCACTGCTGCGAACAAGGAACTGGACAAGCTGGAGACCCGCCAGCACACCCTCGAGGAGGAGCTCATCAACGAGGTGGAGCAGCTGGAGGCGGCATGCCAATCGAACGCATAGCCGTCCTGCGGCGCAGGGTCTCCCGCATGCGTGCGGACTTGCAGTCCTGGCAGGAGCAGAGGGCCAAGGCCCAGGCTCTGGCGGACTCGGCCGAGGCGGAGGTCCAGACGCTCGCCCAGGCCAAGACCGTCGTGCAGGAAGCGGCGCGCATGACCCAGCAACAGCTCGAAGTGCATCTGTCCTCCCTGGTCAGCTCCGCCCTGGCGGCCGTGTTCCCGGACCCCTACGAGTTCAAGGTGGAGTTCGTGGACAGGCGTGGTCGGGTGGAGTGCGACCTGTACTTCGCGCGGGGCAACATGACACACCTCGACCCCATGACCAGCTCCGGAGGTGGACCCCTGGACGTGGCCAGCCTGGCTCTGCGCATGGCCTTCTGGGCGTTGAGCCGTTCGCGCCCGGTGATCATCCTCGATGAGCCCTTCAAGTTCGTGAGCACCGATCTGCACCAGGCATGCGCCGAGATGTTGCGGGGGCTTGCCAAGCAACTACATCTTCAGATAATCATGATCTCACACCTGCCCGGCATCGTCGAAGCGGCTGACCGGGTGTTCAAGGTGAGGTCTGGGGTGGTGACAGCTGACGTCGATGTAGCCTAGCGGAGTGCAGCGTGACTGATGTGAGCGATGCCAAGCGCCCTCGGCGCACGCGATTTCTATGTGAGTGCCTCTGGTGTGGGCGTGTCTGGTACGTCCGGGGCACGAGGGCACGCCGCGCCAAGTTCTGCAACCACAAACACTTCGGCAAGTACCTCAACTGGCAGGCCACCCTGTCCAACCCGGACAAGAACCGGGAGCGCCATGTGCGCCGCTGTCCTGGGTGCCGGTCATACCGCCCGGTCAGTGAGTTCCTCAATGCCCAGCTCCAACCGCACGACACGTGCCTGGAGTGCAGGGGTGAGAAGAAGAGCGTGTACGCCAAGGTGATCAGCTGCCGTTGCGTTGACTGCAAGAAGGTCACCGATGGGGAGTACCGCTGCAAGAAGTGCAAGAGCAAGTTCCTCGACAAGTACATTGCCGAGACGGGGGAGGAGCACGTAGCGGATGCGTATGACCCTCTCAACTTTTGAAGGAGGTCCACCATGCCCATGCACCAAGACATCCCGCAGCCCATCCAGGGCCGGCTCGGTCGAGTGATCTGCTCCTGCAAGACTGCAGAGCACCTCGACAACACGCGCGAGTGGATCTATCGTCTGTCCAAGCAGAAGCAGTACAACCCCGTCCACGTTGATCACTTCATCTGGCTCGTCGATCAGCGTCTCAAGCATCTTGTTCACGGGGGTCTTGGCGTATAATAGGTCCTCGACGGATGGTGAAGGCCGCGGCTACTTCTTGGGGAAATACACCGCGAACCGCTCGTTCCTCCGTCAACAGTTTTCAGTCGGTGGTGAAGACCAGGGCTACTTCATCGGAACAGTTGGTCACGGGTTCAAATCCCGTCGGGAGCTTCGGCACCCGTAGCTCAACTGGTAGAGCAGCTGGAAAAATGCCTTGATCGCTTGTTCCCCGACTTCGCTCTTTCAGATCTGTGGTGATAGGGTTGTGATACATCTGCCCGCTCCTTCGGGAGCGTCGCGGCTCGGAGACGACCGCACCCGGCGAAAGCCGGTACTCACACCCCGCTCGTTCCCAGATCTTGCCTTTGTGTTCCGTGGTGAAGGTTGCAGTTACTTCGTGCTAGAACATCACTGCCGCCGCCTGTTCCCGGACCTCTTACCCAAGGAGCCTGCTATGGCCCGCACCAACCTCCCCGTCCAGCCCATCCGCACCCACGAAGGAGCCCCCGCCAAGCGCATCAATGCCGAGCTGCAACTGCGCCGGACGCTGATGGCCTGCATGTTGTGGGAGAACACCTTCTACGAGGACGGTCTGTCCATCACCGAACGCCTTGCCAAGCTCGTGCCCCTGGTCGACCCGGTGACTGTGCAGAGCATGGCGGTGGAAGCCCGTACCAAGATGAAGCTGCGTCACGCTCCGTTGATGATTGCGCGCATCATGGCCTACCTGCCCAATCACAAGGGCCTGGTGGCGGACACCCTGGCACAGATCATCCAGCGCCCTGACGAGCTCACCGAGTTCCTGTCGCTGTACTGGTCGGCTGGACGGTGCAAGCTGTCCGCCCAGGTCAAGAAGGGCCTTGCGCGTGCGTTCACCAAGTTCGACGAGTACGCCCTGGCCAAGTACAACCGAGACAACGCGGTCAAGCTGCGTGACGTGCTGTTCCTCGTCCATGCCAAACCCAAGGACGCTGTGCAGGCGGAAGTCTGGAAGCGCCTCGTCGACGGGCAGCTCGCCATCCCCGACACCTGGGAAGTGGCCCTGTCCGCTGGCGGTACCGACAAGAAGGCCATCTGGACGCGCCTGCTGTCCGAGGGCAAGCTGGGGGCGCTCGCCCTGCTGCGCAACCTCCGCAACATGGAACAGGCCGGGGTCGACCGCGACGCCATCCGCCAGGGCTTGCTCAACATGAAGACCGAGCGTGTGCTGCCCTTCCGCTTCATCGCCGCTGCCCGCTACGCCCCGGCCCTGGAGCCCGAGTTGGAGCAGGCTATGTACCGCTGCCTGGGCGACAAGGTCAACCTGCCGGGCAAGACTGTGCTGCTGATCGACGTGTCCGGCTCCATGGACCACCCCATCAGCAACAAGAGCGACATGACCCGCATGGATGCCGCCTGCGGCCTGGCTGTGCTGGCCCGCGAGCTGTCCGACGACATCGAGGTCTACACGTTCTCGATGCAGCTCTGCCAGGTGCCCCCGCGCCGGGGCTTCGCGCTGCGTGACAGCATCGTGCAGAGCCAGTCGCACGAGGGCACGTACCTCGGTACCGCGCTGGGCGGGCTCGAGCAGCACACCACCTGGGACCGCCTGATCGTGTTCACCGACGAGCAGAGTCATGGCGTGGTGGGCTCGCCCAAGTGCGGCCGCAACTACATGGTCAACGTGGCGACCAACACCCACGGCGTCGGCTACGGTCCCTGGCACCACGTGGACGGGTTCAGCGAGGCCATCCTCGACTACATCATGGCCGTTGAGGAGCAGTAGCATGAAGACGACAATCGTGTGGCCCGTAGCCCTCTTTGCATTGTTCCTGATGGGACTGCTCTTGTTCTCCTCACCTCCCCGCATCATTCCTGATGAGGAGCGCCTGGAGGATGGTCGGGTCGTCCTGTCCAAGGAACGCTACCGGCAGCTCGTTGTGCAAGCAGCCCTCTGCTCTGACAACGCCACATACTTCACCGACGCATACTTGAGTCTGCAACAAGCGCATATCGCCGAAGTGCGCGCCACAGCGTACAGCGTCTCCGTCGCCCAGTGCGGCAAGACCGACGGCATCACCGCCAGCGGCACCAGGGTGCGCCAGGACCACACCATCGCAGTGAGCAAGGACCTCTGGCATCTGAAGGGCCGACGCGTCCGGGTTGTTGCTGGCGAGCGTGACCTTGGCGTCTTCCGGGTGGAGGATCGCATGGCGCACGGCAAGTACCGCAGCGTGGACATCTACATGGTGGGCGAGCGTGACGCTGCCAGGTTCGGTACCCTGCCCGCAACCCTCATCCCAATTTGAGGCACTATGCTGATCACGATCACATACTGGCGTGAGTGCGCCCGGTGCATGGGTGGCCGCAAGGAACCCATGCTCCCTGCCAGGCAGATTGCTCTGTACGACCGCCCGATGGGCGCTCCGCCCTGTACTGGGTGCAAGGGCATCGGCCAAGTCCCGAACACCAGCCTGCCGCGCAATACGTGGCACATTCCCATCTAGTCTCACCGGGCCGGGGAGTTCGCACGACCCAACTTCACCTAAACACTACCCCGGCCCAACTCACCAGAGCCCCCCACATCTCGCAAAAACCGCCCTGTCGCTGCGTTTCTCGCACCGGGGGCACCCTTGCCCTGCCCAGGCACAGAAAAACGCCCCTGGCAGGGACGTACCAGGGGCGTGCATACGGACGAGGGGGAGAAAACCCCGTCCGGGGATGCTAGATCGGGTGCAGGGCGATGCGCTGCTTGAACCAGCCGAACTCGTACTTCTCGTTTGCCTCGCGCTTTTCGGCGCATTCCACGTAGTAGGACCCACGCAGACAGTTGAAGGCGACCAGCAGCTCGTCCAGGTCCTTGCGGGTGGCGAAGTATCCCAGCATGGCGGCCTGGGTGCCTGCACCCCACTGGCCGTCCGCAGCTGTGTCCGCATAGAGGGCCTGGCACTTGTTCATCACGTTGAGGACGCGCTGGAGCATCTTGATGGCCGTCCCGGTGCCACAGTTGATGCCGCAGTCAAAAATGTCCAGGGCCAGGGCGGGCGGCATGTTCGGGCATCCCATCTTCTCCCAGAACTCCTCGCGGTAGAAATCCTGCACGGCCTGTTCCAGCCCGACGGACTGCGACAAGCACGCGGGGAAGGACGGGTCGGACTTGAGACTGTCCACAAGGTCCCATCCCTTCCAGTGCGGGTGCTTGTTCCTGGCGACGCCCTTCCACGTCTCGCCGCCAGTGTCGGTGGGGTCGTTGGAATAGGTGCCCTCGAAGTTGCATGTGCGCGGGTAGCCAACGGTGTCGAACAGGTCACTCATGGAATCCGTCCTTCTTTTTGGCCTCCCATTGGAAGTGCCGTCCGAGCTCCTCGCGACCCTTGTCTGTGGGCATGTACACGCAGCCCGCTCCAGGAACGCTCTGCAAGTACCCGAGTTCCAAAAGCGCCTGGATTGTGTCCGGGCACACGTCAATGATGGTGCCCGCGTGCCGTTCGTTTTGTCCCCCCCATGATCAGTTCCCCTTCTTGGCCTGCCGTTCGTAGCAGCCGATGGTTGCGTTCATCTGGTTGATGAACAGTTCGAGGTCATTGAAGTCGCGCATCAGAATCTCGACGTTGGTGGCACCGCCGATGTGCGTGGCGTTGTCGAGCCGGGCAAGGCGCATCGGGTTCGGGCGCTGGCAGGGCTCGTAGACCGCCTGGCACTCGACGATCTGCCGGCCAGACTTACCAGGACATCCGGTCAGCAGCATCGTTGATGCTACGAACAGCGGCAGCAGAAGACTGCGCATCGAGTACCTCCTTGCGGGCGATTGGTTGGGCAGCGGGCTGGGAATGGAAGCCGGAGACGATGGTGGTGATCTTGCCGTTGGTCCGCTTCCAGAGGTCAAGGGCGTCGTTGTTCTCTTTCATCTGATTCTGGAGCGTGGCGATGAGCTCCTTCTTGGTAGCCTGATCCTCGGTGAGCTTCTCCACCTTCTCCTTCTCGGTGACCACCTCGCCCTGCAAGGTCACGACCTCGGTCTGGCTCCACGACAGGCGCAGGGTCTGGAGCCCCAGTGCAGCGAGCAGCAGGGCCATCAGGATCAACTTCCAGTTGGTGAGCAAGAATGGCATCGTCCCCTCCTACGGTCTGGCGGTTCCGCTGTCGTCATCGTCAGCGTTCTTGGTCTCGGTGGTGGCCACGGTGGCCTGTTCTGTCCGCACGATGGAGGTGGCAGTGGTCTGCGTCCCGATGGCCCGGTAGGCGTTCACCGCGCCGGACAGCGGTACGGCCCCGACCACGGCGAAAAGCACCAGCTGGACGCCCGGAGGAAAGTCGCACAAGGCCCCGACCAGTTCCCAGGACTTCCAGACCCACATGCCGACGATGATGGCGGCGATGATCGAGTGACTGACGTGGGTGTAGTCGATGCCGGAGTTGTCGCCGCTGTAGATGCTCTTGACGGTCTCAATCAGTCCCATGGCGTCACCCCGTGATACGCAGCTTGGAGAAGGCATAGCTGTGTATGGCCACGAACAGAACCACAGTGAAGCACACCCCAGCAGCTATGCCCCACACCAGTCCTGCATCCAGGTAGTCGCCCACCAACCACCCGGCTCCGAAGCCCGCCAAAACCAGCCCCGCCAAGAGGGCGCAAAACATTTCCTTCGGTCCCATGTCTATTCGTCCTCCTTGGGCTTGTTCTCCTGGGCGGGTGGACCCTCGTGGCTCTTTCCAGCAAATATGCAGCCCCGGTAGTTCTTGAGCCTCTTGATCCAGCTGATGGGCAGCGGGGCCTTGAAGTACACAAGGTGCTCCATGCAGCTGATGGACTCGTTGAGCACAAGGTACGCCAGCAGCCAGTCCCGGACCGCGAAGCTGAACCGTATGCCCAGCAACGACGGGTCCAGGGCCTGCATGGTGGTCTGCATCAGCACCGCAACATAGACGGAGATGCCATAGATGATGAACTTGATTGCCCCGTGCTTCATCTTGTCGCCGGAGATGTTGCCCTCATGCCAGCCCCGGGAGAAGCCCAGCCCGAAGTCCAGGACCATGAGCAGGAACAGTGAGGACACTAGTTGGTCGATTCCCCCCGCGAAGTACGACACGACAGAGATACCACAAGTGACCGTCGCCTTGAGCGGGAAATCACGGCAGAGCACATCGAACGAGTAGGCGACGGAATTGGGTGCTGTCGTGGTCATGTGGGTACTCCCGGTGAGGTTGGGGTTCGGGTGCTAGGGCAGCGGAGTGTTGGCGACATCGAGGGCGCGGAGTTCCTGACGCAGAACTTCGGCGCGATCTTCCAACTGGTTGAGTTTTGCCACATCATCCGGGTCGGGCGTTTCGCTGTTGGCCTGGGCCCTGGTGATCGCTGCAGCGGGCCTGACACGCTCACCGTCGAGCTCGGACAACTCGGCGTAGATGGCCTGCTTCTGGCGAGTGGTCACGGCCCCGGTATCCAGATACATGTCTGGGTACGTGCGCGTGATCTGCTCGTCAGTCTCGATGTCCACCGGGACGCCTCCGATGTAGTCCTGGGGGATGGGGTTCTCGACGAACAAGTTCAAGCCCAAAGCAGCCAAGTCAGCCATCGGCCACTTGCTGAAAATATCAGACCCGTAACTGATGTCGTTGATGGTGACAGGCAACGCGCCAAAAATCCGCCGCTCAGTCAGAGTATCGTTATTGACTATTGCCCCGATGGGGTAGCTCCACTGATTCATAGCGTGTCTCCTACTTATCTATTTGGGAAATAGTTACAGCACCCGCGCCGCCAGGGCCACCATTTGCAGTATACCCAACACCGCCCAGCCCACCGGGGGCAGAAATTGTCCCGCCATTGTCAGTGCGCGTTCCAGCGTACAGAACAATAACTCGTCCGCCACCGGAACCACCGCCACCGCAGTAGTTGGCACTCGCGCCGCCCTTCTTGCCCGCAGAGATAATGGACGAGCCAGAACCCTGAACGAAGTTACCGCCGACAATGACAATAAGCAGACCACCTGTCCCAGCTTCGGCGGCGCTGCCTGTCCCCGTACCTGGGGGATTGCCTGCACCAGCACCAGCACTCGGCGTCCCATTGTCAAGGCCATTTCCACCCGCGCCGCCCGTGTCGGAACCAGCCGTACCGGTGTTCGCCACAGCGCTACCGCCGCCAGGGCCACCGGAAAAGCACGTTGCATTGCCGCCGCGCCCACAGATACCCGCCGCGCCCGCCGCACCGGAACCGCCACCACCCATCTTTGTTGCGCCTGTGCCTCCGGTATTTCCGACAGTACCACTGGGGTATGTTGGTCCGGTGAATGACGCGCCACCACTGCCGCCCGTACGGTCAGTCGTGACCACAAGTCCACTGGACACAGCTTTCTGGTTCGCTTCCGCCGTAGTCGCCGGGCTGCCGCAGCCCGCAAGGTCGGACGCGGACAGAGAATCCGTACCACCTGATTTATTGCGAATAATGCGTAGACCCGTTGCGGAAACTCCGGCCACGGATGGGTCTGCACTCGCGCCCTTGGCCGTCATACTCAAGGTGCCATTGATGGTGCAGTTGCCCTTGACGTAAATAAACAGACCCTTGCAACGATTGGATACGGATAGCGTTTTCCCAGAGTCAATGGTCAACGTGTTGTAATTCGCCACCACCATATCGCCATCTGTGGATGAGGTCAGATTTGTGTCTGCGCTGATGGTCACGTTGCCGTCAGCACCAGAACCAAAATAGTTGGCCCCTCCACCAAGCCCACGATGTCTACGATGCGTGAGCATTTAGGACTCCTGCTTCGTGCCGACGATGAGGTTCTGGGTGCCGTTGCACTCCCAGTAAATCCAGGTCTTTTTGCCCGCGACGAGCGAAACAGAGAAGCTCGTCCCGTCCACCATCTTCCAGCCATTCGTGGCCGTGGCCGACAAGGTGTAGCTGCCCGCGCCAGTGACAACGAGTTCGCCAGCCTGCCCGTCAGCGCGATTGCTCATGGCGTCCAGATTGGTAGTCTCCGTCATGGTGTGGGTAGCGTAGGCGTGGATGGAGTTGTCAAAGGAGATATGCCCGCCAGTAGTGGTCAGAGCCACAGGCGCGGGGTAGTGCGTGGCGGTGTAGGACTGGGATATATCGCGTAGGGCCGTGTTGGGATTGTCCGGGTTCAATAATTCCCAGCGGGTGTTTGCCAGGTTGTAGACGCAGATGCATTCGTACAGGGCGCGGGGGATGTCCCCGATGCCGAGAGCCTGACCGCCCTGCTTCACGATGGTCTTGGCCCCCAGGCCGTTGACATTGAGCGAGGGGGTGGTCACCGTGTTGGCTCCCGACGCACGGAAGCTCACGCACAGACCGTCTACCAGCGCCGGAGCGGCAGGAGCCAGCGTCAGTGTGATCACGTCCGCAGTGCCCGCAGCAACTGCCCAGGGCTCTTGAATGGTGGCTGGGTTGCCCAGCTCCCAGCGGGTGTTTGCCAGGTTGTACTCCAGCACGAGCAGGGCACCGGGCCCGGCCACGTCACCAGGAGCCAAAGCCTGACCACCCCTGCGGGTGATGGTGTGTGCGGTCAGGCCGTTGGGGGCGAAGGTCGGGGTGGCGGTCGTGTTCGCTCCAGCAGCAATCACGAAGCACACCGTCATGTCCGTCAAGGGCATCGCCGGGCTGAACGTGGCGGTGATTGCATCCACCGTTCCCGTGGCGGCCGCGATGGACACGGAGCCACTCGTCGGGGTGAAGATGCCCGTGGACGAGTTGACGTGCCCGATGCAGATATCGTGCGTGCCGTCCCAGATGTTGAGCGCCCAGGCCGTGGACGTGGTCGTGTCCATCCACATCTCGGGAGTCTGCGCGTCCGCCGGACGGCTTGTGCCCGAGCGCAGGCTTGCGAGGGACTGGAGCTTGGCAGTGAGGGCTGCCAGCATAGCTGTGCCCGTCAGTGGTGCTCCCGCGAAGGTCAGTGCAGCGTAACTCATTTCAGTACCCCTGGTGGATTAGGTTCACGGAGCGGGCCACCGCGACGCCCCCATTGTAGATGAACAAGGTTCCGCCCGCTACCGTTTCTGCGGTCAGCACGTCGTCGTCGCCCTGGGTTGCGGACAGAATCTGCACAACGGTCGAGGGCACCGCACGGAAACTCGGCGTGTGCGTGAAGTTCAGCCCGGTGATAGGCACGCTCACACCCTTGTGCCAGTCAACCCGATCCGGCACATCCACCGAGAAGGACAGCCCGGTCAGAATCGCCAGGGCGGTGTCGCTGGTGGTCGACAGCACGATGCGCATGTCAAACTTCTGCCCGGTGTAGGTGCCCGGCGAGTAGTTGATCCAGCTGCCCCACGCACCGCCGTTGTACATGCGAATCTGTGGCTGCGCCAAGACGAACGAACCCCAACCCCCATAGACGTCGCTCTCTGCGTACACATCTGCCACGGCATAGAAATCATCATAGACCCCGTCGGCGCGCAGGCTGTACCGGACAACCACGTTGCAGGGGGAGGCCGTGCCGATGTCCACCTGATGCCCGGTGGGGATGGTGTAGGTGCCAACCGGCCCGATGCCGCCGTAGGTGTACACATCGGATATGGCGTAGACGTCGGGGGCAGCGTAGAAGTCACCGCCGCCAACCAGCCACAACTCCGCGCCCACGATTGCCAGGTCGTCCGTCTTGGTCCCGGTCCAGCCGGTTGCAAACTCGTCAAAGGTCGCGATCACGTTCTGGATGAGCGGGGTGTCCGTGACCGTGATGGCTGCGGGGGTTGCCGAGTAGATCATGCCCGAGTTCGCGGACACCAGGAACGAGCCCGGCCCGCTCAACGGCACCGAGGTGGCAGGGCCGTAGTAGATGATCTGTGCAGTCGCCCACATGGTGCCCTCGCGCACCTCGTAGTTGACACTGTACGGGCACAGCGCGGGGTCCCAGTTGAGGTACAGCGCACCGCCAGTGAGGCTGCTGTACAGGCCGACCACATCAGGGGGAGTCGGTCCGCCGGCATACTGCACCTGAGAGATGACGGACAGACCGTTGGAGGACACCTGGAAATCGTACTCCGTCCCGGGCACCAGCATCGTGCCGGGCACTTCCTTGCTGGGGTAGGTCACGGTGCCCAGGGAAGTCCAGGCAGTGGTGCCGGCAACGCGGTAGGCCACATCCCAATTCAGCGCAGCACCCTTCCAGGCCAGGGACACGCGGGGCACAGGCCAACCACTGACGACATCGTACAGCTCGGAGGCGATGAGAGCGTACACCGAGGGCAGCAGCGACTGGTTGACCATTGCCGGGATGGACACGGCGTCCTCATACACCGGCTCGTAGTATTCAAGCGCCGTGAGCTTGCGCTGGAAGTCGCCGTTGCGTGTCATGCTCACGATGCGGAAGGACTTGCTCACGTAGCCGACCGGGCCAAAGGCGAAGCGGTCGTCCGCGGCAGGAGTTGCCCCAGGCCAGGCTCCGACGATGGTCAGGGTGTTGGTGGAGCCCGGCACGCAGACCACGTTCACATCCGCCCGGGTGTCGTCAGCACCGAGGATGATCTGGATGGCATAGGCCGTGCCCGCCACCATCGTCATCTCCTGGTCGAGAACGACCTGGGTCGCCGTGGCCGAGACAACCCGACCGCCAAAGCCCCATTGCGGCACGGCGTGCTGCACGTCAACCACATCACCGATGGTACAGGCCAGAGAGTCGATGGCCGCAGTGAACGTGATGGTATTGGTCAGGTAGCGGTTGCAGTTGATGAGGAACTGTCCATAGACCAGCGCCTGGGCCCGGTCAGTGCAACCCGGCAGGGCGACGCCCTGGGTGATGACCTCGATGTCGGTGGTGTCGAAGTCCATGGCCTGCACCGGCACCACCTGGCGCGAGTAGTCCGCGGTGGAGTCGAAGTAGGTGATCTCGATGATGTTGGCGCGCCCTTCCATCGGAGCCCAGGACTCTTGAAAGTCGCGCATGTTGCTCACGTTGAAAAGGAACTTCTGGACGGGCAGCGCCACCGGGCGGTCCACGATGCACTGGAACTTGGAGCCGAACTGCACGACCGTGCCCCGGCCCTGGATGCCAACTGCGGCGAGCTGCTTGGGCAGGCCCTGCGCCGTGTCCGCGTAGTAGTTCGTGGTGTAGCCCTTGGAGGTGCACCACGTGGCCCAATTGTTGAAGTCCGCCCAGACGCAGCGGGAGGGGCTCACCTGCCCGCCGTAGATGGTGGACTGCAAGAGCTCCAGACTGGCCCAGGCCGGGCTGTTCGCCGGCTTGCTGTACGTGGTCACTCCGTCGCTCACGCTCACCGTGCTGCGAGTCACCAGGCACGAGATGGACGGGGCACTGCCGGAGAGCTGGTCGGTGGCCTTGATCTTAAGCGCCAGCAGGGAGCGGCCCGGGTAGGTGAAGGCGTCGTAGATGATCTCGTGAATGTACGAGATGATGGTGCGGTTGCGGTATGCAATGTCCGCGGACGGTGCGGTCAAGTACCGGCACTGGATCTCGTACTGCCCGGGACCGTCCGGCAGGTTGTCCAGGCGGTAGTAGTGGAACAGGGGAGAGGTGGAGTTGCCGCTGATGGTCTTGGTGTCGGTTGCCCCGCTGTCGAAGAAGGGGAGCCAGGTGACGCTGCCCACCTTGCGGTACTGCGCCTGCACCGTGACGCTGGTGCTCTCGGTCGTGCTGCCCGTGCCGTGGAACAAGCCCTGATCATTCGCCAGGCACAGACCCAGGCCCTGCAACGCATTGCCATCGGTGCGCACCGAGACCCATCCGGTGGCCGTGAGCACCGCACCGGAGCCCTTCTGGCTGATGGTGTCGGTGTAGAAGCTGATGGCCGTCTGGTCGTTGGTGCCCAGGCGCGTCTCGGTGGTCACGTCCGTGTAGTAGGACAGCGGGTTGCCGTTGATCCAGATGTCACTGATGGAGTCGACCGCATGGTCAGCCACCAGGAACAACATGGCGAGGTACTGGTTCTTGTTGTCCGTGTCCGTGCTGGCGGCATCAATGACGTAGCGCCCGATGCAGGGCGGGGTGATGCGCACGGTGCCGTAGAGGAAGGGGCACGGGCCGCCCTCGACGACCGGGTTGTTCGACAAGCCCCAGGAGTACGTGGCACTGGCGTCCAGGCTCTGCGATGCCTGGTTGGACGAGCTGTCCCCGCTGGGCAACATGGCCCCAACCGCCGCCATGACGGCACCGCCGACAATGGTAGCGCCAACGCCGAACACAACCGCGGTGCTGGTGCCGAATGTACTGGCGACGATCGTCGCGGCAGAATACAGCCCCTCGCTTGCCATGTCGGACAGCAGCACGCCCATGCCCGCGCCGCCCGTGACGATGGTGAGGGCGATCATGGCGACCATCGTGATGATCTGCTTGCCACCACCACCCTTGCCGGGCACGAGGTAGAACGCCAGGGAGTCACCCGGCTGCATGACGATGTCGTAGCACTCGGAATTGTGGTAGGACACCCCGTTGATGATCATCATCACTTCGCGGTCGGGGGGCAGCAGCGGCCAGAACTCCATCACGTAGTCGCGCCCGGTCTTGCCAGGAGCGAACGCACGGGTCACCCGGTGGACGAGCGGCTCGAACGGGTTGGGGATGGACGTGACAACCACATCCTCCCGGCCCTTGTGTGCCGAGGAGTACGCCCGGTCAGGAGGAAGGTACTCTACCTGTCCCATCTGTAGTACCCCCGGATCTTGTTCTTGTAGAAGTGATCATCGATGCGTGCGATGCAGCACTCGTGCCCAACCAGAGTGTGGAGGAAGCGACCCTCCTCCAAGTACACCCCAGCGTGGCCGACGGCCTCGGGAGCTTCGGGCTCCAGTGCCATTGCAACCACGTCCCCCAGCTCGGGCACGTCGACCCTGTACCACATGCGGAAGGCTACTGCCCGCTGCATGCACGCATACGACGCCTCGGCATCGTGCGCGGAGGCGGCGGACCCCAGGTCCTGGATCTCGTTGCCCATGCGCCGATGCACTTCCATGACCAGACCCCAGCAGTCGAGTCCGGTGAGCGGGTCACGCCCACGATCAACGAAGGGCACCCCGATGAGGTCACGCAGATCAGGTAGGGGTCGAAACATTGAGTCCTCCGGGGCCGGCACTGGGGAATCCACCGAAATGAGCCTGGTTGCCAAGGTTGCGACAAGTGGGCAGCGTGTGGTCGCACGAGGTCACTGCCCCGGCATACTGGCAGCGGGCATCCTTGAAGGTGCTCGTGCAGCGGTTCTTGAGGATGCGGTTCATCGGACTGCGCATCCGGAACGGGTTGGACGCGCCCAGGACGAAGGTCATCCACTGCTCACCGCTCTGCGGGTTCTTGAGGATGAACTCGTGCTCGCACTCCGGCGTGGGGTCGGACAGGTTCTTGCTGTTCACCACATAGATCGTGACGAAGATGCGGCTGTAGCCGTTGGCCTTGCAGTACGCGTCATATGCTTGAACGTACGACTCAAGCGCACGGCCAACATTGGAGACGCGGAGGTTGACCTGGGGCACTGCCCCATCCTTGCCCTGGCCGATCTCGTCGACCTCAAAGGGGAAGGCCTGGTACAGCTGCCCGGCCCAGGTGATGTCGTCGGTGTTGCGCACAACGTACACCGGGGGCGTACCCGGGATCAGGATCTTCAGCGCAAGGAGAAACACCCCGTCCGTGGACAGGGAGTTTTTCTCCACAATCGCTGTGCTGCTGATCGGCAAGGTCATGCTACATCTCCAGGATGCTGATGGACGTCCGGCGATGGCCCGGCTGGTCCGCCACGTTCTTCAGGTTGTTGGGCCCGAACATGCACAACCGGGTGACCAAGTCAATCGGGTGTGTGTAGTAGAACCGCAGCGAGCGGTTGGCCAGGAAGAACGCCTTGAGGATCTGGTAGTCGGCCTCGGGCATGTTGTCCCACTGCAGCGTCCACGAGAGCCTGGCCCGGGTGTACTTGTTCTGTGCCTGCACCGTGCCATCATCAAACGTGGTGGCGATCTGGGGAAACACAACCTCCTCGTCCAGTCCGTACGAGGGGGCGGTGATGCTGGTCGGGAACGTGTTGTAGCTCATCTGCTAGCCCCCCAACTTGGTGCGCAGGCCGCCTGTGTTGTTATCGATGGCTTCCACGACCACCGTGATGATGCCGTCGCGCATTTCGTTCGACCACTGCACTTTGGCCGGGCCCTTCTGCTGAACGGCCGTGCCCGACTGGTTCACCACGTTGACCTGCACGTTGATAGGAGCCGCGCCTCCCTGCGATTTGACGCCGAGCTTGCCGTCAGTGCCCCGGGACAGGGGAACAATGGCCTCCGGCCCCGCTTCACCCATGATGCCGATGTTGCCAGCACCGTAGCCGAACATGGTGGGCGAGTTGACCACCCCACCGTTCGCGAAGGCGAGCAGGCCACTGGGCCCGAAGGCGTTGCCGTTGGCGCTGAACAGAGAGGCCCAGAGCCCCTTGGCACCAGCCATGAGCGGAGCCATGACCTGTTCCTTGACGTACATCTTGGTGAGCTCTGTGCGGACCATTGCGCCGAACTGCTTCCACCCGATGGTGCCCTTGTCGAAGAACTCCACCATCGTGTTTTCCAGCCCACCCATGATGTTCGTGAACGCGGTGCCCACATTCTTGCCGGTGTTGCTGACTTGATCGGAGTAGTCATTCCACGCCTGTGTCAGACCACCCAGCAGCGTGCGCTCGTTCTTGACATTCTCGACCTTGCGGCGACTGGTGTCGGCCTGCACTCCCTTCTGGAGTTCAAGAAGCCGGACCAGTTCCTTGCGGCGGTCAATCTCTTCCTGGAGTGCAGCGAGGCTGGCCTCCGACCAGTCACCTTCCTCCTTGGCAGACTTGAGCTGTTCACGAGCGGCAGCTTCCTCGCGTACGGCGTCCGTGATCTGCTTCTGCACGGCCAGCATCTTACCGGCCTCCTCGGCCTGCACCTGGGCAACCTTGGCTGCCTGGCGTGCCTCCACGTCGAAGCCGAACAGAGAGGAGGCTCCTTCGCCACGCAGACTCGCAGTGGTCTGCTGTGCGGCATTCTGTGCAGTAGCGGCAGCCTGGGCAGCGTCCTCGCTCAGCCTGGCACGCTGCTCAACGAAAATCTTCTGGAACATCTCCTTGTTCGCGTCCGTGGTGGTGGAGTTGGCACCCTTCTGGTACTCATCGAACGCCGCGGAAATACTGGACCCAAGCGTGCCCGCGGAGCCCATCGCCGTGCCGAGTTTCGACTGGAGCTCGTGCTGAATGGCGACCACCTCGGCCTTGGCCTGGGCAATCTTGCGCATGCCCTCGATGGTCGCCTGCTCTGCTGCTGCCGTGGCGGCGTCGTTGATGTTGCCCCTGGTGCCACTGGCGGCATCCATGTTGGCTTGCTTCACCCGGCGGTCCATCTCGATGGAGTAGAGCTTGGCCTGCAGTTCGGCTTCGGCGGCTTCCACCTTCTTGCCCTGGTCGGTGTACAGCGAAATGCGGGCAGCCCACTGGGCCTCGCCGGCAGCCTTCTCGGACGCCAGCAACTCTGCGGCCAGCTTCCGCTGACGCAGGGCCTCCTCCTCGGAGAGTTCCTTCTTGCGGTTGGCGGCTCCCTCTGCGGCAGCCTTGACGGACTCGGCCTGCCTGGCAGCGTTGGCTGCGGCGGCCTTGGCCTTGTCAAGATCGGTGGCAGTGGACGCGGCTCCGGGGGCAGCCCCATACCCCATTGCCTCCGTCTCCTCATCCGCAGCTTTGCGGCCACGAGCCTCCACACCCTTGATGACGCTGGCGGCTACGGCGATGCCCGCGATCACAAACTTGGCTTTCTTGCCGAACAGGAACACCCCAATGATGCCCGCCTCCAACACCCATTCGGGCAGGTTGGCCAGCACGTCGAGGAGATTGTAAGCCAGCGTGCCTACCTGTGCCCCCATCTCCACCAAAACTTTGGCGAGCTTGGCAGCGGCCTCGGCCACCCTCTTGAGCTTGTCCTGGAACTCGTCGGTCTGCACGATCTTGCGCAGGTGTTCCAACTGGTCGGTCAGCGCAGACAACACTGCGGCACCCGGACCCTGGAACGCCTTGCCCAGATCATCATGGAACTCGTCCCAGGCGCGGCGCAGGGCACCAAGCTTGCGGGTGAGCATGTCCTGCGTGGACGCCGCGACTCCAGCGTAGCCTGCGGACTTGCGCATGACCTCCAACCGGATGGCCTCCATGCGCTGGTTCTCGTTGAGCTCCTTGGTGGAGAGGTGCAGGCTGTCCGCGTACTTGAGCACCGCGGTCTCCTGGTTCACCATGATGTCGAACTGGCGGAGCATCCTGGTGTTGCCCGTCTCGATGGCGCGGATCATCGCACTCATCACTTCCGTGGTCTGCTCACCCTTGGCGATGCCGATGTCACGGGCGCGCTCGGCAAGCTCCTGGGCATCAGCGAGGTTGAGGTACTGGCCGGCCATCTTGTTGATGACCTCCATCGCCCCTTCCTCGGTCATGCCATACTTGGTGAGGGTCTCGGTGAGGTGCTCGAGCTGGTCGATGGTGTACCCGGCGTTCTCCCCGACCTTGCGCATGGACAGGGCCAGCGTCTCGTGATGCGCGGCCGCCATAGTGGCATCCTTGGCCAGCTTGCCCAGCTCGAACGTGGCAAAGTACCCGGCCAACTTCAAAGCAATGGACTGGAGGCTGTCGAAGGACTTGCCGAGCTTGTCCGTGGCAGACTCCGCTTTGCCCGCTTCCTGCTCCAGCTGCTTGAGCCGGTCAACAGCAACGACCACCCCGTCGGAGCGGATCGCAATTCCAAGTTCAGCGAGGTCAGCCATCTACTTCTCCAGTTGGGCGGTGGTCTTGAGGTACTCGGCATCCATGGCCTTCAGTGCCTCAACCTCCCAGGGTGTCAGCTCTACTGCGTACAGGTCTGACCAGGCTTGGATCTCCGTGAAGGAGAGCCCAGTCGGCCCGAAGCCATTTGATCCCCGTGCCCCAGACAGCTGCCAGAAGATGCTCCAGAGAGCGGCTGCTGGGAAAGGGATCTCCTCCACCACAGGGGAGCCCGGAGGCAGCTCCCCATGTGTGCGGAGGATCTGGTCGAGGTGGTCAGCGAGCTTCGTGCCATCTTTCCTCGGGTACTCGAGCTGCACAGTTGCCCTGACTGCGCCAGTCAGGGCGTCAATCAGTCCTGCAAGAAGTTCTGCCGGTCGCCGATGAAGTTGTCGCACTGGTCGCGGAGCCAGGGGAACCGCTCGAAGACGCCCATGGCGTTCTCCCGGGTGCAAGGCAGCTCCATCCCGTCCAGCTGGACACCCTTCCAGCTGATCACGCAAGCGGCGAGCAGCTCCAGGGCTTCCTTCTCAATGACCGCGGCGTCCAGCTTCATGCGACCGGGCTTCTGCAAGCGGCGGTTCTGGATGAGGCGCTGCGCCTTGCGGTACTGCTCACTGTCCGACCCGGCCAGGGTGAACTTGATGTCGGTGTCCTGGCCAGTGACGGGATGGGTGATGACAAGTTCCGCGCCGTTGCCGCTGATGTCGGTGATGCTCGTGAGATCCATTGTTGTGTCCCCTTGGTCGGTTGATGTTAGGTGGCCGTGCGGGTGATCTGGAAGTTGGTGTTGGTGGACGAGCTGTCGAGAAGCGCCTGGAAGGGCATCTTCAGGACGATGGGGCCCTCGCCGGAGAGCGGGGTCTCGCCACCCGTGAACTTGATGCGCGGGATGAGCAGGGTGTAGCTCTTGGTGGCGCCGTTGCCGAGCACGATGGACAGGCTCGACTCGGTCTCGTTGATGAACTTGTTGAGCAGGGTCAGGTCAGGGAAGTAAGCGTCGATGGAGCCGGTCAGGTCGATGCGCTGGGGAACCAGAGCGGCGGCCTTGGTGGAGCCCACGACCAGAGCCGGGGTGACTCCGTTGTTCAGGGTCAGGTCGATGCCGGTGACGGTCGCGATGGCCACCCCACCTTCCGTCAGCGTGCCCGTGAACGAGTCGAGCGGGCTGTTGGTCTGCGACGCAGTGGGCGAGGCGTCCAGCGGGGTATTGTTGTTCACGTTGTCGATGCCGATCAGGCTGAACGTGCCGGTGATCATGGAGTTGGGCTTGATGGACAGGGAGAGCTTGTCCACAACGCAGCCACGGAACACCCGGTACTTGGTGATGTCGGTGAACTGGCGCTCGAAGGTCATGTACTTGGGGGTGACCCCGGCCTTGAGGACGTCGACGTTCCACGCGCCGAACAGGGCCGACTCGAGAAGGGTGTCGAACTCCTTGTACGAGAGCTCGAAGCCAATGTCGCCGGCCACCTTCTGGACACCCAGGCGCATGTCGCTGATCATGCGGTCCGACCGGATCTCGCCCGAGGCGAAGTTGTCCTTGGTCAGATCCAGCGTACAGCTGGTGTTGCGCAGAGCAATCATCTGCGGGGTCGACGGGGTGGTGCCCATCGTCACTTCGGTGATGTACTGGAGTGCGTGCTGGGAGCCCGCGGCGAAAGTGGTCATGGCAGAATCCTCCTGCGCTTATTTGTTGCCCGCCAACCATTCCGGGCTGGGTGGGCCCAGCAGTTCGTTGGGGTAGCCGGACAGGGCCCGGACCTTGTCCTTGATCGCCTCATACGACTTCGCCCACCCCTTCTGGAAGTGGGCGTACTCACCTCTCAAATCAACACCAGCGATCAACACCCGGGAATACCCGAGCTGGATGCCGGCAAGGACAGCGTACAGTGCGGAGCTGCCCCCGCTGATGGTCACGCCGACGTGCATTGCACCGAACTGCTCGTAGTGGCTGAACTGGGTCACCACAGTGAAGTCCATGTTGCCCCCAACCTTGGCCCGGTTCTCTCTGAAGTGCTCCATGTCGTCCGGGTGCCAGGTCGCCACGTACTTGATCGGGTCGGTGTAGATCGCGCCCGTGTTGTTCACGACCATCACGTCGAAGGGCAGCCCCCCCAACATGCTGTGCGCCAGGGAAACGTCGGGGGCGATGCGCGAGCTCGAACCAACCACGAGCAGGATCGGGTCAAGGGAGACAGGAGTAGCGGCCACATCTGTCGATGTGCCGGCTCCCCGCACCTTTGCCTGCCTCGGCTTGTTCTCAACGCGCATCTTCGCCATTCCGCCTCCAAAAGAAAACGCCCACCGGGAATCACTTCACAGCAGGCGTTCTACGACGCTCGATCAACTGGGCTTTGCCCGATGCATGAAAGACCATCAGCGACTTGCATTTGTCGCACTTGATTTCCACCATAAGGACCTGACCCCTGAAAAGCAAGTGGGTACAGACCGGGCAGCGGAAGTTGTGAATGGCCTGCGGCTTGGCATCAGTCATTTTCCACGAACGCCATGTAGTAGACCGACACGGGGATGCGGTACCACTGGCCATCGGTCGTCGCCGGGCCAGGCCCGCTGCCTTCGACAAGCACACGGCTGGTGCCCTGGGTCATGGAGGTGCCTCGCTTGAACAACGCACAGACCGTGTCCGCCATTGCCTTGCAGTCGCCCCAGCCCTCCCCCGCCGCGAACAGCACATCCACCTGGAACACGCCGACCTGCTTGTTGAGCCCGTCGACGCCAATGGTGGCGGGCATCGGGCGACCCTCCATGAGAAAGGAGCGCAGCCAGGCATTGCCGATGAAGGCGTCCTGGGTGGTGGCGTAGGCCGGGGACGCAAGGGCTCCGGCAATGGGCACGCCGCCCGCTGTCACAGCGGACACAGCCACGGTGAAGGGCGTGCCGTCTGACGCCCCTGTGATGATGACAGTGGGAGGGCTAGCGGTGAGCCTTGCACCCACAATACTGCCGGTGAGCGCGGCCATGATCGCGGACAGGCTTGCTCCGGAGGCCGTATGCGCCACGCCGTCAATGGTGATTGTGTAGACGTCATCGACGGCAGGGGTGCGGGCGACGAAATAGCACTTGCTGATCTGCGGCAGCACGGCGTCTGTCGGGTTGGGCGGAGTGAAGTCAATGTTCTCGTGACAAATGGGCAGTGCGGGCGAGATCGTCGCGAGCCTGGCATTGAGAAGGGACTGGATGTCGGTGTGCTTTCCCACTTGCTACTCCTTGGCGTGGCTGACTGCTTGTTCGACAATGCCCGGGAACTCTGCCAGGGTGATGCGCACCATGCCCGCGGGGGCTTGCTTGGAAAAGCCCCCGGAGGACTTCACAACCCAGCTGCCCTTCTTGCCCGCCTTCTTGACCCAGCTGCCACGTGCAGGGGGATCGGGGTACTGCCCATATTCCAGCACGCCGATGTACGGCAGGTTGCTCATCAGGTAGAAGGTGTCCCCTGGCTTGTAGCCGGCGACGACCCCGGACACCGCACCCAGGGTGGCTCCCCCAGACTTGTCTATCTGCCCACCGCCCGTCGCCATTGCGTTCATGGCGGGGGTCCATGACCCGCGGGCACGTCCGGTGTCCACGGGGGTCTTGAGAATGACACGGCGACTGATTTCAAGGCAAAGCCAGCGCACGGTTGCGTTGATCCGCTTCTCGGTCTGGTCGGTGAATTTCTTCACCGCAATCTGGAAGCTGCCCGCCATGACCTACGCCCTGCACAGCAGACGGTGCATCAGGTAGACGCCCCCAGGGAACACCGGGATGTTCTGCTCAACCGTGAACACGGTGCCGTTCGCCAGGGTGACCAAGTCACCCGCCAGCGGGGTGATGGACAGGGAGTTGGCGGCCACAAGAAAGCTGATGGAGGCGGAGCGGATGAGGGTACCAGGCTCGCGGTCCTCACCATAGCCCCGCTTCCCCTTGGCGTTGATGAGCGCCTTGACCGGGTAGGTGGCCACCGAGTCCCCGGTGAACGTCCCTGCCGCATCGTTGAAGGTGCCCTTGATGGCCCGACTGATTGTCACGTCCGCACCATAGTTGGCAATCTGGGTGGCGACCGTGCCCGCGATGGAGTTCCATTCCATGACTACATCCCCAGCTGAATCGTCGAGGTGGTGTCGGCGCGCAGCAGCCCGCGCAGGAGCCGCTGGATGACCGTGTACACCGGGGCGGTCGGTGCGCCGGACTCGTAAGTGATGCTGATGACGTCGATGGTCTGCGACTTGATCTTGCCACCCCTGTCGAGGTCGGGCTCGGGCACCGCGCTGTTCAAGAAGCGCAGCGCCATCTCGCAACAGGCGTACTGAACCTTCACCGGGACCGTTGCCGTGCCCACATCATACCCGTCCTCGTCCACAATGCCGATGAACGGCGAGGCCGGCATGACCATCCGGTTCCAGCCCTGGAGACTGTCGCCGTAGCGCGGCCAGGCGAGCGGGTTGTTGACCCCGGTCTTGAGCCCCTTCCAGTTGAGCCGGTCGAGATAGAAGGTGGCCTTGACGATGGCAGCTTCCTTGGCAGCGTCGGTCCCGGTCCAGGCCGAGTTGCCGCGCAGGCTGTGATACGTGTCGCAGGTTGCCAGGGCAACGAAGGCGTTCGCGTTGGCAACGACGGTGCCGTCCTCGACGATGAGCGTGGTGGGCATGTTCCTCTCCTACTTTGCCAGGACCAGCGCCTGGGTGTCGTCAACCTTGGTGTCCAGCCCGGACACGAGAGCGCCTGCACTGCCAGCGGGGTACGTGCCAGGCAGCGGGGTGATCCAGGGGTCTCCGGCGGAACCCGCGGCCAGCATGGCGTCCTCTGCGGTGATCGTGCCACCGAGCAGGGCCTCCCACACGCCGCGAGAGATGGCCACGATTTCCTTGGCGGTGATGCAGACGCACTCGGCTCCGAGCGACTGCACAGACCGGGCAAGGAAGCGGTTTGCGTGCGCTGTGGCAACGGAGACGCCCAGGGCAAGGTCAGACTGCCCCCCGGCTCCCCGCACGCCCACAGCACCCGTTTCTGCGAGAGCCAGGCACGTGCCCGTACCAGACCTCCGAACGCCGGAAGTCCCTGCCAGGTATCCACCGACAAGGACTGCTCCGGACTGCTGCCGGTTGGCCTGGGAAGGTCCACGCATCTGCTACCTCACAGTCAGGATGATGCTGCCGGCGTTGGTCACGAAGGAGTCGCCGACGGCTACGTTCTTGGGCACAGCGTAGGAACCGGACAGCACCTTCCGGCTGGAGCTGTCGATGACGCAGAAGTGGGTGATGGTTCCCCACCCCGATCCCGACGCCGGGCCGTGGATGATGTCGGTCGCGTTTGCCACGGTTGTGCCAACGCCGTTCGTGCTGGTGCGGGCCCCTGGCGTGAAGGTCTGCCGGGCATAGCCGTTGCCGGTGGGCTCGGCCAGGCCGCTGCCATCGTCCAGGGGGTCGGCAGTGGACAGCGCCAGGGTCATGGACACGGGTGCAGCGATGAAGGACGTGCCCTTGAGCCAGTCCACGATCGCCTGCTGGAGAACAACGCCCAGGCCCATGACTACACCCTCGTGGTGTCAATGACGTTGTGGACCCAGGTCGTGCCGTCGGCCACGCCATCGCGCTTCACGACAGCCACCCTGGAGCCCAACGGCACCGAGAACAGCAACGGGGTCAGGCCGGGGAACGGAGCGTCATTGGTGGACGCCGCAGTCGCCGGGCTGGCGGTGCTGATCTTGATGTGGAAGTCCACGGTCGAGTACACGTAGAGCAGGCCAGTCGTGGCCGTGCCCGTGGTGGCGTTGCTACCCGTGTTGCATACAAGGGGAGCCCCGGTCAGGGTAGCACCAGGGCAGAAGAGCCTGATGTTGCTCATCTCCAGGATTTCGACAGCGCGGTCGTTCATGTGAGTGCCTCCAACCAGGGGTGCGACGGAACGCCGAGGTGCTGTGACAGCCACCCCGACATGGCCCGCACGCAGCCCTGGAGTTGATCAGTGTATTCGCGCCAGCCCTGACGATAGACCCAGTAGTCCTGATCATCGAGCCGGCAACCCACCACGACTACGCCGAGAGCTCCGCGGAGCAGGGCAACCCGCACACCCAAAAGGGTGGACGAGCCACTGGGCTCCTCATGCTCAAGCACCTGGGTGACGTGGGGGACAAGGCGGTGAGAGTAGCAAGGGATGCCCACATTGCCACCAGCGGCCCGTCTGGCGGCCAACCACTCCGGGAGTTCCTCGGGGTGGTAGGTGGCCCAAGCTGCGATGGGGCTGGTGTATTCGATGCCTGCTCTGTTCACCGCAATCACCTCTTTGATAGGCCACCCCAGCGCAGCGAAGTTTGCCAAGTCGTCGGCCCAGCATGGAGCCGAGCCGACAACCAGGGTCACTACTTCTTGGCGCGGCGCGTGGGCTTGGCCAAAGGGGCGGCAGCCTTCTCGGCCATCTCCTGGGGGGAGGCTCCGCTGTCGCCCGTGTCGTTGATCTGGTCGATCTGCGCCATCTGCTCCGCGTCGGAGTAGTTCAGCGGCTGGCCCTGCTTGGGGTAGCCCAGCTCTTCCAGCTTGGCGATCACCCTGGGGTCGTCCGTCTCGAGCTGACGGTTCGCGAACTCGCACAGCGCGCAATCCTGCTCCGCGTCCCACACCACAGTGGCCTTGCCTTCAGTCTGGTAGAAAGTGGTCATTCCGGTTTCCTCCGGTTGTTGTGTAGGGCAGGGGCCTCATCCGAAGCCCCTGCCCTGGGTTGGTTAACTGGTCCAGGTCTGGACGCTGGTCTTGCTGGCCACGGTCGCACCCATGATCGTCGCCTGGGCGATGGTCAGGGTGTCGGTGTTGGTCGCGGCGAACGCGCCAGTGCCGGTGACGGTCACCACGGCCTCACCGTGGACGAAGGTCAGGGTGGTGCTGGCAATGGCGGCAGTGCCGGACGCCGTATCGCCGATGGACACGCCGTTGGCGATGGCCCCGCTGAACCACGTGTGGCAGTCCAGGGAGGCGCTGTTGAGGCGGATGCGCACTTCGCGGCTCCAAGCCGCCGAGGTGGCCACCCTGGTGCAGGTCGCGGGGTACACGGTGAACACAAGGTCACCGGCAGCGGCCAGGGCCATCATGATCTCGGTGTCACGCTGGGTCGGGGACAGCCCCGTCTTGTTGTCGGTCATCATGTCTGTTTCCTCCTTGTTGACCTAGTCAGCCAGACTAGGAGGCGAGCAGGCCAGTGATGGTCCCGTGGTACTGCTCCGGGCCGTAGTCGAGGCCGATCTGGCCGTAGATCTGGCCGTTCTCCGCGGCACCCGTCTTCGAGAGCTCCTCGTAGAACAGGACGCCCTTGCCAGGCACGGGGAGGAACACGGGCTTGCAGACGGCGAGGTCGGCCACCAGCAGGGTGGTGGTCAGCATCTGCGGCGCGTACACCACACCGATCATGGCGAAGTCGGTCTCGATCTGCTTGATGTTGACGCCGCCCACGTTGCGGTCCATCGGGGCGTAGGCGTAGATGTCGGTCAGCATCTGCTTGTTGAAGGCGTTGCAGAAGATGACCGGGTTCTGGAACGGGGCGCCGTTGGAGGCCATGGTCCGGATGAGCTGGTTGATCAGGCTCTTGGACAGGCGGACGCTGGAGGCCGCGACGGTGTTGGTGCTGGCCGCGGTGCAGATGCCGCGGGTCTTGGCCGCCACGCCGGCGCTGGTGGCCTGGGCGTAGGTGCCGCGCAGGAAGGTGAGCTCGGTGTCGACGGCGATCTGGCGCAGGGCCGCGGTCACCTGGAAGTCGAGCTCGTTCTGCACAGGCTGCACTTCGGTGCCGTCCACGAGGTAGGTCGTGGTGTCGGCGGTGATCTGCCCGGTCACGGACTGCTTGGCGTAGGAGACCTTCACGGCCTTCTGCACGATGTGGACGGTGTTCACGGCCTGGCCGCGCACGTAGGTCCACGCAGTGGGCGCGGTCTGAGAAGCGGTCTCGGTGATGGCCGGCTGGGAAGCGGCTTCCAGCGACCAGGGCTGGCTGATCGGGAACTGGAAGTCGGCGACGGTGCGGACCTGCCCGCCCTCGAGACCGCCGATCATGTTCAGGAAGGGGGTCTGGTTGGCGCCGATCATGTAGAGCTCGCCCGTGTAGTTCGGGCAGTTCCAGACGGTCGCGGGGTTGTTGGTATTGGCCATGATGTGCTCCTTGCAGTGTCAGAGCAGGGCGCTTACTGGGCGGCCTGCCTCATTCCTTCTCTCTTGATGGCGATGGCTCCCTGCACATCACCCCGAGCAAGGGCTTCTTTGTGCCGCTCCTGCCAGGTCTTGGTGCCGGGCGCGCCACCCTTGGCGGGGGCGGCTCCGGAACCCTTGGCGGGCGGGGCCTTGAGAAGCATGTCCTTCTGGGGGTGCATGTCGATGAGGTGCTCAATCGCCTCCTCTGCCGAGGCGTACTCGCCGGGGTTGGAGCGCGACAGAATGGGCTGACCATTCAGCATCGCGACGGCCCGGAGCTCGCCGTTGACGGTTTCCACCGTGAAATACTCGCTGAAGAACTTGAAAGCGAACTCGGGGAGCAGGGTGGTCTTCTCCTTGAGGAAAGGACTGGAGTCAAACGCGCCCTTGATGAGCAGCTTGTGGATGGCGGCATCCTTGGCGGACACTTCGCTCTCCTTCTGCTTGATCAGCTCCTGGTACTGGGCTTCCTTGGCCCCGAAGCTGTCCTTGTACGACTTCTCGATGCTGGCCTTGAGCTCGGCCACCTTGTCGGCCTTGACCAAGTCTCCGTCCTTCAAGTTCTTGGCCAGCTCCAGCGCCTCGCGGGCAGCCTTGGCGTCCAGTCCTTCGAAGTCCTTGAGCTTGCCCAGGGCTCCCTCCGCCTGTTCGCGGCGGGTCTTGCTCTCGGCGTTGAGTTCCTTGATCTTGGACATTGCCCCGGCGGCGTCGAACGGCACTTCCTTGCCGTCATCATGGACGTACACGGGCATGCCGGCCTCAAGCACTGCGTTCCCGCTTTCATCGACCTTCAGCTTCATCTGGGGATTCCTCCCGTTGGTTGGTTGCGCCATCCGGCGAAGGGCAGAAAAACTTGCTCACTGTGGTGAGCCACTGTGAACACCCTATCTAGTGCGCAACACGCAAACAAGTGGAGAGGTGCAAAAAAGATGTCAGCGAGAAGGGATCGGGGGCAGCTTGGGGAACCTGTCCGTCAGCTCGTCCAAGGTCAGCGGCCTGCCCGACGCATCGAGCAGATCGCGCATGCTGGTGATCCTCCCCTCGCGGAACAGGTCGGCCTTGCCAACGCCCAGGGCATCGTTCTGCACTTCCTCCGACTGGCCCTTCAACCAGTCGCCGTACGTGGTGGTCTCGGGCACCTGTCCATCCATGCTCGCCCTGGTCGCGGGGCTCACCCCTTCCAGGCCCATCTCCTCGGCGGACAGTAGCACGGGCACAGAGGTCGAGCGGCAGTTGGGGTGCAGGTCACCGGGCCCTTCTTCCCAAGCCGGGTCGCCATCGTTGAGCGGCTCCAGGGTGTCAATGTCGTACTGCACGCCGTCACGGGCAATGCACTCGTCAGAGGTGCGGTCGTCCAGGGTGCTGACCCACATGATGGCCTTGATGAGATCGGAGTTTTCCTTCCACGTTGTCTCGCGTGCCTCGTTGGCGACGCCGGAGCAACCAGTGCGCACCAAGGTCTCGGCCTGGCTGCGACGCAGGTCCATACCGGCACCGCCCTCACCCTCGGGGGCCAGCACACGGCTCACGAGCTGCCCCGTGGTCTCGCCGCGCAGCATGCCCCCCTGCATGGCCGAGGTGAACGATGCCTGCTGCACCTCGCTCTGCTTGTCCCACCAGTCGGACAGGGGCACGCCAAGCACGCTCTGGTTGTTCGCCAGGGCGAGCAGGGTCTCCTCACCAACGCCGACCGTGTTCATCTCGACAGGGATGGCCACGTCCAGCACGTGCTTGCTGAACTGGGCCTCGTTCATTGCCAGGTCGGACATCTTGGTGATGGAGAACTCGTTGATGTTGGCGTAGGTGCTCTTGATGGTTTCGTTGGCCTGCTTGAGCAGGGCCACCATGCGCTCGCGCTGGAACTCGCTCGGGCCGCCTGTCGCGTCGATGTCCTTGAGGTCGCGAACCAGGCCCGCCTTCAGCGTGCGCAGCATCATGGAGACCGACGCCCTGACTCCTTCGTTGTAGCGCATGAGGAGTGCAGAGCGTCGGGTGATCTCGTCGTAGAGGATCTGGTTGGCCGGCTTTGCCACGGGCTAGGCTCCCTTGTGGTTCGGAGAGGAGGGGTGCCTCCTACGCCTTTTCGCCGTCGACCGGGGGCTTACCCTGGGCAGGGGGCTTCCCGCCACCACCATCCGCGTTCTTGTCGCCGGACTGGGGCGACTGGCCTCCGAAGCCCTGGGTCTTCATGGTGGCGGCCATCAGCTCGAGGCCCGCAGCCTTCTCCTGGTCGATCTTCTCGGCATCGGCCTCGATGTCCAAGTCGTCGGACAGCATGCCCCTGCGCATCATCTCGGTCACGCACACCTCTCGGCTGATGGCCCCGGCCTGGAACGCCTGGAGCAGCACAGTCGCGTCAGCAGCGGACAGGGACAGCACGAAGTCGAAGTTCATCTGCACTTCGGCCGGCTCCTCGATGCCCTGGTAGTCGCTCATGAACTCGATGGTGGCCTCGAGGATTTCCTTGAAGGTGATTGCCCAGGCCATCAGGATGCTGGCGGCGCTGGAGGTGTCCACGGCGGTCTTGGTGGCGGTCACGTCGCCGCTCTGCTGCTGCAACATGGGCTCCATCGCCAGGAAGGCCATCTGGGCCTCGAGGTCGCGCAAGGACTGGCGGCCGGCATCAATGGAGGCACCCGTGTGCTCCACGTGCTTGAGGTCGGCGTTCTCGTTCTCACTGCGGATCAGGTTGTTCGGCCCGATGGTGACGGTGCCCCCGGCTTCAATGCCCAGGCAGCGGGCGAACAGGATGGGGAAGCGCACGTAGTCCAGGATGTGGTCTTGGGCGCTGGAGCTCTGCCAGTGCTTGATGTTCAGGTCAGCCAAGTCCTGCAGGGGCGGGTCGGCAGCCAGGAAGCCGGTCTGCCCTGTGTAGAACGGGATGAGCGGGATGTAGGCCAGGCTGGTCGTGCCCTGGTCGTACAGCACCCACACGTCCTTCTGATTCTCGTCCCGGCGCCACAGAGCCCAGGTGCCCCGCTCCAGCACACGCACCTGATGCACTTCCTTCTCACTGAACTGGCCGTCGTCGATGGTGGTGGTCTCCATGATGCGCACCTGGGTGAGCACTCTCGCACCTCCCCCGATGTCGGAGCGCCAGCCAATGACCTGCTCGGGCTTGATGTGGACGCAGTAGGGCCGGTTGCCACTGGTCTTCTGATCGCCCAGGGTTGTCGGCAGCTCGCCCTCGCTCACGTTGGGGTAGTCGACGAGGATGAAGCTGATGCCCTCGCACATGGCCCGCTCGAACACGTCACGGGCGAACACGTCCCCCGAGTTGCCCTGGAGGTCGATGTCCTCCCACCACTCCTCCATCGTCTCGCTGGCATCCTTCAGGCTGACTGGGGTGCTGAACACCTTGCCCGTGAGTTGCTTCACCGAGCGCCGGAAGGCGTTGAACAGCACGCTCGACTTGAGCCGGTCCTGGTAGGTCTGGTCACTCTCTGCCGGCTTCTGGGGCAGGTAGGTCTTGCCGGCAACGCGCATGGAGGCCGTGCCCTGCATGAGCGTGCGTGGGGCTTTGCGGATCTTCTCCATGCGCTTGTATTCAGCACAGGGCTGATGCACGTCTGCGGAGGTGGCGAGGATGGAAAGTTCAGTGACGCGGCCTGCGGGCAGGTTGGGATCGACGACTCCGGGCATATGTGGCCTCCTAGACGATTCGCAGTTCTTGTTGTTCGCCGATCAGCTTGATGATCGGGTACTCACGCACGATATAGTAGCCCACAGCATCAGA